TAGTCCTGACCTCACCCCAGTACGTCCCCACGGCGATCATCGGCGGAGGGATCACCACCGTAGTTTCTGGATCCAACACTGTAACTGTCTCTACTCCAGCCGGGTCTCCTTACGTTCCCCAAGCCATACTAGGCGACAACTTTATCACCGTGGTCTCGGGATCTAACTTCGTTAAACTCCAGACTGATCCTATAGTAGGAGCAGGCACCGTAACTGTTACTTCCGGTACGAACATCACCATTAGCTCACCCCAGTACGTCCCCACGGCGATCATCGGCGGCGGAGGCACTGCTGTAGTTTCTGGATCCAATACTATTACTGTCTCCTCTGCATCCTTAGATGGTTATATGCGAAGAGATAGGGTTGAAGATGTATCGGCTGTTCATAAGCATTGGGCTACTATAAGTGGAGTGAGCACAACCAATACGGTTATACCCGTTCAACTAACGGCCTCGGGGGCTGGAAATCGCCCGGGAATAGAAGTTCTCTCTACTCTCCTAAACCCTATAATTAAAGTTCCTAATACAGGGTTGACGGGTGGACATGTTCTAGTTAAAATGAATCCTGGTACTATATCTGTATTAGAGTTTAGTATGGATGGTTCTACGGTATCTGCACTAAAGGTTGTAGACAGTTCAACTAATTATCTGGTTTTGGGACACACTGTCGGCACCAGCCTAGTTCAGAGTTCCTATCCAGTAATGGAGGTATCTACTTTAGTTGGTGGTGGGCCAGGCGTAGCCATGACCCTCTCCGGGAGTAATACAAATACTAGGGGTATCTCCTTTACCGAAAGAATTATGCCTCCGTCCATTGTTACTTACTCCGGTACTTATTCTACCAGTTTAACACTCTCTGGTTCCCCAGTCTTGACAAGTGCTTCTTTTATTTCTTCTTCTACTCCACCTTACGTGCCCATCACAAATCTGGGTACGGCTAATCAAATTACCGTTACCTCTGGTTCTAATAACGTAACCTTTTCTACACCGTCTACCTTCATTGCCCCGGGCTCTATACAAGCTACTACAACTTTGGATGCTACTAAGGTAACTATCTCTGGAGCCACAACTGGTCCCTTTGTTTTCACCGCCGCTTCAGGAACTTCCACTCCTTTTATGGTCATAACTCCAAAAGGAAACGTAGGTATAGGAACTACGGCCCCGCTAGTAGGAACCGTTCTACACACCGTTGGTACTACTAGGCTCGGGGGTTCGGTCTCTGTACTGTCAGGACTTACGGTGTCTTCTGGCATTACCAATACTTTAGGTACTTATAAAGGTGGAACAGGGGGTATTGATCTAACTTTCAGTCCTTTCGATGACGTAACTGTTACCGACTACGTAGAAAGAATGCGTATTGAGCGGGATACTGGAAATGTTGGTATAGGTACATCTGCCCCATCAGCACTTCTAGCCGTTGCCGGGACTATCTCTGGAACTGGTCCGTTAACTATTTCTGGATCTTCTACTCTAACATCCTTAACTGTAAATAACCTTACTCAGAATAGAGGGAAAACAGAGTTCTGGGCAGGGGTTAGCGGTATTAGTATGAATAGCCAAGCTATTCCTATACAACTAACTGCTTCGGGGGCTGGAGAGCGCCCGGGAATAGAAGTTCTTTCTACACTTATAAATCCAGTTATTAAGTTGGCTAATCACGGGGCAGCGTATACAACCCTAGCTTCTATGGACATTAGTGCTTTTGGTCTTATAGACATAGGTCTTGGCGGAATGGGAGTATCTATATTTACGCTTAAGGACGGGTACCCGGCACCAAATACTTTAAAGACCACCCTCACAATAAGTTCCGCAACAGTTGAGGCATCGGCTCCCATACTTGTGCTAGCGGCCAGCGGTATTGGCGTGGCCACCCTTAACGGACACGCCTCAGTTAAAGGTATAGATGTTGCGGGGCATATTTCCGCGACTACTGGGATTACCTCTTCTGGTTCCTCGGTTCTAACAACCGCCTCTACGCTTCCGGTTACTCTTCCCCAAGCCATACTAGGCGCAGGCACCGTAACCGTTACTTCGGGTACGAGCACAATCACCATTAGCTCACCCCAGTACGTCCCTGTAGCAATAGTTCCAGGAACCAACATCACTTCTGTTGTTTCTGGTTCTAATACTGTGACTATAAACGCCGCCTCTGTTGGAGCCTCAAACTACGTACCCATAGCGAATATGGGCACGGCCGATCAAATCACAGTTACTTCTGGGTCTAACCAAGTAGTATTCTCCTTACCTAACCCCGTAATAACCCCTGGAGCGTTTAAATCTCCTAAGATAACCGTCTCTGGTTCTACCACAGACGCCTTTCTGTTCGCCGTGGGGTCTGGAACGTCAACTCCCGGGATGGTAGTTACTTCTCTAGGAAGAGTTGGTATAGGAAATACAGCACCCACCTCACTATTACACGTGACAGGAACTACTAGGCTTGCAGGAGCAGTTAATGCACAGTCTACCCTAACTGTATCTTCTGGAATTACTAATGCATTAGGTCTTGTTAGAGTGTCAGACCCTAATGATTATAGTTTAACGATCTTCGATGTAGATACAGCCGGTGATTTCGTAGAAAGATTACGCATCCTTCATGCTTCAGGAAATGCTGGTTTTGGTACTTCTGCTCCTGGAGAGAAATTATCTGTTGTAGGAACTATCTCCGGTTCGGGTAATCTTGCTATTTCTGGTTCTTCTACTCTAACTTCTTTACGAGTAAATGACCTTACTCAGAATAGAGGGAAAACAGAGTTCTGGGCAGGGGTTAGCGGTATTAGTATGAATAGCCAAGCTATTCCTATACAACTAACGGCCTCGGGGGCTGGAAATCGCGCGGGGATAGAAACGCTGTCTACTAGTATTAATCCAATTATTAAGATAGCCAATAACGGAGCAGTGGCTACAACCCTGGCAGCCATGGACACCGGTTCATTTGGTATTATAGATATAGGACTTGGTGGAAATGTAGTAGCACAGTTTAAACTTAGGGACGGGTCCACGGTCCCAAATACTCTAATTTCTAGTCTAACCGGGGCCGCCGCAACTATAGCTGCGTCACCCCCCTTGTATTCAATACAAGCCAGCGGTATTAACGTAGTTGATATTAGCGGCCACGCCTCTGTTAAGGGTATGGATATTACAGGTAGGCTTACCGTATCCTCCGGTGTGGATGTTACAGGAAATATTCGTACTTCTGGTGGCGTAACTGCCTCGGGTGTTCCCGTTTACACCACCCTATCTGGTATGGTGGATGAAGGGTACCAGTTTGTAGCTGGAAATATTATGGGTAAAACAACTATCGCTCTTTCTCCCTATGTGTTTAGTAAACAAAATATAACAGACGTGTTTGTTCAGACATTAGCCGGAACTGCTTCTGGAACAGTCACTAAGAATGGTGTGGATGTTATTGGTCTAAACAATAAAATATTCACTGTATCCTCTACGATAATACAACCAACCAGTACCCTTGTTCTGAATACGGGCGATAATCTTAAACTTAATGTCTCCGGAACTTGTACCGCTTCTGGTCTACAAATAGCCTGGAAGAGAGTAAGGAATCTATAATGGCAAATATAGCACATAAGGGTGGTTTACCTGGGTTAATCTCAGAAATAGGCTTTGATGTAGTAAAATATTTTGAAGGTACTATTACAGGCACTGCGTTTACTTTGAGTATAGATCCCCCGGCTAAACGAGTTATCATTAGAAATACAGATACGACTACCCCAGTTTACTTAAATGTTAATGGCGGTATAGCCGTGGCTTCGGCCTCGCTAACACCCGATGATAACGTTAAGATTCCGGCAGATGCTGTGTTTACTATGGACTTTGACTCTGTGTCTCAACTCTCGTTAATAACCTCCGGCCCCCCTGTTTTTATAGAAGGTACGCTGGGTTGGAAGGGCAGGACATAGTCCTTGAGTTTTTAACACGGATATCTTATTATTTAATTAGTTGAGGATAATAGATGAGCGCACTCAATGACGGAACTTTAGTACTAAATAGAAGTTGGGTGGCTGTACAGATTTGTTCTGTAAAGCGAGCCATCTCCTTATTGTTTCAAGGTCACGCTAAGGTGGTAGACGATAACTATAAAGTCTACGACTTCAACGACTGGCACGAAGTGTCTCAACAGATGGTTCAGGTGTCTGACGACGAATTTATAGCCTCCCCCTCTATTAGGATTAGAATACCGCGAGTAATAGTATTACTACTGTATGATAAGTTGCCTAAACGAGCCGTGGCTTTTTCTCGAAAGAACATCCTTGAACGAGACGAGTATACTTGTCAGTACTGCGGAGTAAAACCTCCGCGGGCCAGAAAAGATGCCTTAGACTGGTTAGAGAAAAACTCCTTGAGTCTTGATCACGTTTCTCCTAGAGTCCAAGGTGGAAAGACAATATGGGAAAACATTGTAACCTGCTGTTTCAAGTGTAACTCAAAGAAAGGGAGTAAGACACTAGAGGAACTAGGTTGGAAACTTAAAAAGTCTCCTAAGAAACCCAAATGGCATCCTACTCTGCAATTACCTATGCGCTTTATCCAACATAAGGAATGGGTAAACTTTATAGATGTTGCCTATTGGAATACTGAGCTCGAGCATGATTGATTCTGCCGCTGTCTTTAATTTCGTTCGGGGCGCCGTAAGAAGCGCCTGGCGATTAGAAGATTTGAGGGATAAAAAGTTCCTCATTATAGGTTCTTGTCCAGATTTGGTTGAGCTTTTTGCCGTAGGTGGAAGTACGGTGTACTCAACTGGGGAAGACTTGTGTGCTTATACGAACGCGATTGGAGTTTGCCCTAATCTTCTTTCTTACGAAGGGCAAGAAGTAGATATTATAATCGACATTCTTAATCAATACCTCTCTATAAAAGGTAAGGGTTTTTCTATCGGGGATATTGGAAAAGATCCTTATAATCAGGGCATAGCCGAGTACTATCCTATCTAAAACGGGGAAACAGGGGGCTTTTTGGTAGTGCCAGATCCTGTTTTTATCTTACAACAACGCGCTGACTTTTTAAATAGTATTATGTATGTAGCCGGCTTATGTAATTGGCCTAAAAAAAGAGTAGAAGAGCTACAAGCGTATGTGTTGGAAGAATTAATTAGAATAGACAATGGATTATATGATGCTTTTGAACTTCCAGATAATCATCTCGCAGCGTATGCTCTGTGGGAAAGAGAAATGGAAAAGTTTCGTCGGTGGCTGGAATTAGTTTTAGGTGTTAAGATAAAATACGTCTGAAAAGACGGGTATGTATATGTCTGGGGCGCCGCACATTAAAATAGGCGGCAAATAAATTCCCCGATAACAAAACGTTGCTTAAGAATCGCCGGTTGTGCAGCGCCCGGTATAAAGGTGGAGGAGATCATGATGTATGAGAAAAAGTTCGTCTTGAGTATTTTACATGGCGGACAACCAGTAAGAGAGATTAATAATACTGTTCATTTACCGTATAACAGTGAATATAAGATTAGATTGAAGAATAAACACGGCGTACGCGCCAAGGTTAAAGTTTGGATAGACGGCCGTCAAGTTTCTAATTTAGGAGACTTTATTCTTAATGCCGGAGCGACGTTAGATTTAGAAAGATTTTTAGATGCGTCTATGTCCACAGGCAATCGCTTTCAGTTTGTTCCTTTATCCGACAAGCGTGTTAACGACCCAACCGATGCAGAAAATGGGATTATTAAAGTAGAATTCTATAAAGAACTAACAGTTCTTCCTATTTACAAATGGAATACTACAACCATCGTTCCTATGATAAAAGGTGGAGGAACCGGCGGACCCGTATGGCCCGAGCAATGCGGTTCGGTGACATATACGTCCGGCGGTGTAGACTGTAATAGTAGCTCTCGTGGTACTTCTGTAGGAAGTATATCATCCAATTATATGAATGTTTGTGCCCCGCCTGCTGGGGCCGGAGCTACAGTAGAAGGAAGTATTTCTGGACAAACCTTTTCATATGGGTCTGATTTTAGCACAGAGGTCCTTCCTATAATTTTAACCCTAAAAATAAGAGGGCTTGAAAGTATAAAACACGAATCGGCCATGGACGGTGTAGTGTCAGGTTCAACTTTTGTGCGTTTCTGTCATAGTTGTGGGGCACGCCGCAGAAAGAAGGCAGATAGGTTTTGTGGACGGTGTGGTGTTAAATACGTAGAATAGTTATAGGGTGTCCGGATTATTCCGGCACCCACAAGGGGTTTCTTTATGACAGAGCCGTGGAAAACCATTTTATGTGATTCCCCAGCGTGTCGGGCACATATACTATCTTCAGAAAACCCCGAGTCAGGTACAAGTAAGCTTGATCAGGATGCTCTGGAGAAATATAAGATTCTTCCTGACATAGATAATGAAACATTCACACAGTTTACTTGTCCCCGATGCGGCACAATAACTACATGGGGCATTACACGTCGGGCAGCAGCAAAAGCGCTTTACGAACATTTTGAAGGAGGTGTGTTATGATGGGCGCGATAGGTGGATTAGGATGTATATTCCTAACACCTGAACAATTTAAAGCATTGTTAGACAATAAGATCGTCCCTGGGGTGGGAATGAAAGCAGTTCAAAAAGACATGTGGTGTCCTGCTTGTCAAAAAGGTTTATTGGTATATGATTCTCGTGTAGACGACGGTGGGATTTTATACTACTGTAATAACTGTTTTAAGTTTAATAAGGATTACTCTGCTTCTTAGGGGGTTTTATGGTGCGCGTAAAAAAAGAAAATATTTATGTCGCAATGCAAATGTACAGTGATCGCCTTCAGCAATTGGCTGAGACTATGACGCGTATAACGGCACAGTTTGAAAAGAAAGTAGGACAGATTCAGGATGAGGTTGACAGTATTAGAGAGGCTTCTGCTATTCTAGAAGCTTTGAATAAATAAACGATCTTAAAATTTGAGGAGTGATTATGAGTAAACATTTTGATCCCACAGCCGGCTGGATCGTAACCTGTGACTGGCCTGACTGTGGAAAACAGTATATTATAGGACTTAACGGGGCGAAGTATGATGATTTTCATTTTCAGTGTGGTAGTCATCACGGTATAATTCCCCAAAAGGATAAACCGGAATTTCAACTTCCAGAAGATGTAGAAGTAAAAGAAGATGTTGTTGTGGGGACGGGGGATAAAACAAATGAATGACGCCACCTTTAAAACTGGGAAGTATACAGTAAAACTATCTTCTGGGGCAGCACAACTTTATCGTACAGACGAAGAGGGTGCAGAAAGTTGGATTGGCTCGGCGGCCGACTTAGAGTTAGCCACCACAATTATTGAGGGTTTAATTTTAGTAGAAACAAAACGTTTCTACTATCCTGAATCCACTCCTTCTTTTAAACCAGAAAGCATGGGTCGAAGTTTACCCTATCTAGCTAAAGGATAATACCTTTGAAACTCCGGGAAGCTGAACTTCAGAGAGAGCACCTAAAGTCGATTCTAAGCCGCCTAGAAGAGCGTGTAACACGCGATAGTGCCGTGGGAGCACCCCTGAACACGGTCCTCACTGAACTGCTCTCTGTGGCCCAAAAAATAAGAGATTTAGACGTGTCTATCTCGTGGACTAAAAACATTATTAAGTTGACCGACCAGAATCTTTCGTCCTTTATAGTAAAACGAGATTCCGCTATAGAACTGGCTATTCTTTTTGAATCATTGGGCCATGCCGAGTTATATGCCCGCGCAGAAGAGTTACGGGAGTCGGCTTATAACCTAAATTTAACTATTGACAAGATTAGTTGGGAAATAGATTTACAGGTGCCAAACTTTTTGGCGCCGACGGTGGGCCCAGAGCCCAAGGAGGGCACGTAATGCCTGGTTACATGATAAGACCTAAGTCATCTACAAAGAAGAGTGCTACAGGAATGACTTACGTAGAAGAAATTGTACCTGTAGCTACTGAGGACAATCTTTTTACAGACGGGACCAATGTAACACCCCAGAATAGGAAACCCGCGGGAAATGCTATTGAGGCTCCCCCTGGATATCCTTCTTCTCCGGCGAATCGTGGTCCGGTTTCTAAAAACGTACCGAGTGGTTTTGGCCGAGGGACTCGCGCAGGAAATCGCTCTGGAAAGAGGTAATTTATGTCTGATTGGCGTGTTGTACAATGTTTTGGAACTTTAGTCCGGCCAGGTAAGCCGGCGCGTCCTTGCAGAGCACAGTTCATGTGGATTGCTGCAGGGACGCACGGTAACTTTGGTCGTAAGGGCGCGCGAGCTTGCCCACATTGTGGAAATCTTCCTAATCTGGCTCACCCCATTAACCAAAGACTGGTGGGTGATATTACAGACGAAGAGTTTAATATCCTTATTGAAGACTGGAATCCAGATGGAACTAAAAAAGAAAAGTTATAATGTATACAGCGAATGAAGATATAGACGAAGAAATAGACGAAGAGTACCTTTTATTCAAAATTAGAGAGTTTGATAAGAATAGAAAAAAACTTAAAAAGTTTGTTAAAAGAAATATTAAAGAAAAGCGTGCGGAAGAAACGCTTGTGCTTTACGAAAACCCCCCTCTCTGGTTAGCAAACTTTGCAGAGAAACAGGTTATTAATAAAAATGCGGCGGAGTTAAGGATTAAAGACGTACTAGATAAACACCATATTATTTTTGAGTATCAAAAACCTATAGGAAGGTTTATCCCTGACTTTTATTTACCAAAATATAAAATTGTTTTAGAGGTAGATGGTCTTTATCACACAATGAGGCGGGGCAAGGATAGGGCGCGAGACAGGTGGTTTAAAAAACATGGTATGCGGACAGTCAGACTTCCCACACAAGATGTTGCTATAGTAGAAAAACTATCTAAACAGGTTTTTCTAACCTGTTTAGTAAAACGTTCTTCTCCTGGTAGACTTTTTGCTGTTCCTAGAGTTCTATAAAAATATTTAAAATAAAACTTGACAAGGCTTTATTTTTATCGTATCCTAAGACTCTTAAGAAAGGAATAGTATAAGAAAGGAATAAGAGTATTTATAGAGTTTAGTATTCTTAGTTCTTTTTATTATTTATAGTCTCGTCTCGGCCCTTCGGGCACGAGACATTTCCAAAAGGATTTATAATGAATTTAGGAGCACAGCTATGATTTGCCTTTTCATAGGGAATAACTTACTCTTATGATAGAGAACGTTGAGCAGCTACACAGTTTGGTTTGTATCGAAGAGGGTGTCGTAACGTGCTTCTGTAAATTATCAGACTGGAAGAGCAAGCAGTACAAGTGTAGGGTCATCTACAATTGTCCCGAAGCCCTCTTGGATGTGAAGGTTTTGCCCTTTACTCGTCCCAGCGACGAGATAAAAGCTAGCGTTAATACGGCTATTAAGAGTATTACCAAGTCTACTGCCGCTTTTGGCGCCGCGCCTAACAAGATAAAACAGGGTATCGTTGGTTTAGAAAAAGCGATTGAAAAACTTAAGTTTAGAATTTAGGAGTTTTACCATGGAAATTATTGGACTGGGAACTACTGCTCAGGTGGGCAAAGATACAATTGCTGCATATTTAGAGAAGAAGTACCCGGGAAAGGTAAAGCGAGTTGGCTTCGCCGATAAACTTAAGAAAATAGCGATGGAGTTATTTGGTCTTTCTTACGAACAGTGCTATGGCACTAACGAAGAAAAAGAAGCAATAGACTCTCGCTATGGTAAAAGCTCTCGTCAAATTATGCAAGAGTTAGGTCAGAAGATGCGGGAGATACATGAGAGTATCTGGGTAGACACGGTCTTCTATGTAACTGTTCCAGTACTGAAGAAAGAAGGATTCACGACTTTTGTAGTGTCAGATGTTCGGTATCCGAATGAGGGGGAGAGTTTACATCTACGGGGTGGCGTTGTTGTTAAGATTATACGTCCCGGCCCAGGAATTTCTGTGGGGGCCACACACGACAGTGAAACTTCGATGAACAACTACACTGGATTTGATTACTATATCCACAATGATGGCACCCTTGAGCAGTTATACGCGAAGGTTGATGCCCTCATGGAGGAGATAAATGGTAGAGCACAGGGAGGGTACCAGCACTGAAGGCCGCGGTCTCGGCTCCTCTTTTGCCGCGGATAACGTTGACCGCGGAAGTCCAGGTGCCCGTTTTATTAAGCGAAGACCTACGTACCCTTGGGGTGATAACCCCAGAGGAAGAGAAATTAACTGGGTGCTTCAAGATAATGAAACCTTCCGTGCCTATCGAGGTTTAGTTCCGATTGAAGGTCAGAAGTACGACGACCCTCAACGTTTTATTCGGATTGGAAATACCCGTGAGCTTCGTCCAAATCTACCTAATAGAGAACCAGACTTCGTTGCCTTGGATCTGTATAAAGGACAGGAGAGAGAACAACTAAAGCAGAGTGATTTCCAGATTTTATTTCCTAGATGTACAATCACCTCTCCTGCTCCAGGTGCTACGTTTTCTCCTGGTAATAGAATCACTGTTACTGCCGATGCTGCAGACTTCAGAGGTCTTCATTCAGCAATCCTAATTGTAGACAATCAGCCTGTAGATCGGCACGTGTTTGATCGCAGAGATCAAGAAGTTATTAAGCAGTTTACTTTTACGTTCTTCTATGATATTCCAGCAAATCACATCTTAGGGAGTTTAGCGATTACCGTGGCCGTATTCAACATTGCTGTGGCCGCACGGGGGATTATTGCTTCGGCAGCCCTAACAACTACTCCCGGGCGTGATAAGGCGCGGGGAACGGATAATCCCATTATAGTGGGGCAGTTCGGGTCTACCCAGCAGACCGCTCCCCAGCTAGAGCAGACCGGGTTCCTCAGAACGCCAGAAGGCACCTCAAGTATTACTATAAATTTAGTGTAAGGAAGACTATGGTAAAGAAAACAAGATCCCCTAGAACTACCGTGAACGTTGCCGCCGTGAAGCGAGAAGTTACCCGTATGGCCAAAGAGACCGTACAGGCAACGCCCCTCAGCCAGAGTATGGCAGAACTCCCTGCGGGAGCGGTGCAGCGCCAATCCCCTTTGGAACAAGAGATGGGTACGGCCAAGTATCGGGGGATGATCCACGATCATAATACAAAGAAAGAACACATTCTGGATAAGCTCCCCTTTACTTTTCCTAAGAAAAGTAAAATAAAGACTAAAGTAAATACACCTATTTTGTGCCCAGAGTGTAAAGAAACTTGCTTTATTGGTAATTTTACCTTATCTATTATATGTGGGCGATGCGGTAAGTTGTTCTCGGCGAATGAGGGTGCGTTTAAGCCAAATGTAGGGGCATTTAATCGCGCCGCCGACTTGCTAAAAGATGATTAATACCTTTATTAGCGGGGGATGGTCGTGGAAGAAGATAAACATTGGCGAGTTTGGGTCATAAAGCGTAACCGTTTTGATTATGTCATAGAATATATTAAAGAATCTGTGCCAGAAGTGGATAAGTTCTTTTATCCTTTTATTAAAAAAGAGATACGCACCAGAAGTAGTTCTCGTATTATAGATCGCCCCCTATACGAGGGTTATTTATTTTTACACTATAATAATTCCCCAGAAGTATATCACAAACTTCGCGCAAACCCATTTATAATGACATATGCTGGAATGGCTTCCGAGGACGAAATGCTTAGGATGGAGGAGGCACAGGGTAAACTTATAAGTGAAGTTAAGGCTAGCCGCTTCGCTATTGGAGATGTTGTTCGTCCCCTCTCGGGTCCTTTTAAAGGGTTCGACGGGAGTATAGCGGGCATCGAAGGTGGCGCACTTAGTATAGTGATCGCCTTAAAGATACTTGGTCGTGAAAAGCTAGAAATGGTTTTTAGTGAGGATCAGGTAGAAAAGGTAAATAAATTAGAAAATGCGCGAGTTCAAAATATTTGATTTAGAGGGATAAAATGGTAAGCGGTAGAACGGCGGGTTTTAAACACTCAGCAGAGACGATAGAGAAGATGAGGCATTCCCATCGGGGAAAAATACATAGTCCTGAAACTCGGACTAGGATAAGTCAGACGAACAGTTATCGTCTCGGTCAGTTGTGTAATCTCCGTTTTATCGAGTTAGTTCATACATACCCACAGTACGAAGCGTTTTTTGAAAGCCGTAAGGAAGAATTCCTTAATGCTTTACAAGACATAAAATCAGAACGAGAGCTGGATTACATCCGGTTGCACAAGGAAAATACGGATATAGGGCGTGCCCAAAATTTGAGTTATTCGTATAGTTCCTCGTCAATATACGCACACGAAGATCTGTTGATTGAATTTATCGACAGATGTAGTTATTTACAAAAATTACACTAATAGTTCTATTTTAATTAACCTGACTATAGTATGAGGGGAGACTTGTCTCTTCCTTATTCTTATTAGGGGAAGACATTGGATGAAAGTTGATAAAAAAGTACCAGGTGCCCGTAAAAAAGCGCCTAAAGACGCAACTACTCCTGCTAAGTCCAAAAAGTATAACTCTAAAAGTCTAGATAATCTAAGACAGTTTCAAGAAACAGATGAGATTCTTATTCCCGAGATCTTGCCTACTACCGACCTTGATGGTCGCGGAGAGGCAGAGGAAATAACTCGAGGTAAGAAGTTAAGCCCCGAGCTAGTGATGCGTTTAATTCCAAGTAAGGGTGTCTTTAACACCGTGGAGATGAAACGCTTTGTGGGAATAGTAACCCAGTATCTAGCCGATTTTAAAGAAGAAGAACCCACCGCCTCCGACGTAGACGACATTTTTGAGATAGCCAAAAGCGATGTTTTAGAGATGCGTATTTTGAGTGCTACTCGAAATGATCCCGCCGCCCTATTAACTGCTAGCCAGTTTCTAGAAAAAAACAATAAAAGAAAACAAGTAGCAAAAGAAAATCTTTCCGCACGTCGTTCTGATCGAAAGGATCCGAAGGCCGTACAGGGAATAACAATTGTTGATCTGGTCGTAGCTTACGATGGCGAGAAGAAGCGTTCAGATCAAGAGCGCGTTGACTCGCTTATGGCCCAGGAAATAGAAACCGTACAGGCATTACTTGCCGAAATAGAAAAGGATGGGTAGTTCTTGCAAGCAGAGTCTCCTGAATTTCTCAAACAGGCCGACGGTCTGGTTGAGTTTTATCGACAATATCCAGAAATAGCAGCAAAAGACCTTTTAAATGTAAAGCTGTCAGATGTTCAGAAGGTTATTCTCCGCGCCATGTGGTTCAAGAAATACGTCATGGCCATTATGAGTCGCGGATCTGGTAAAACTTTTTTGAATGCGGTAGTTGCCACATTGAAGGCTATGCTTTATCCTGGGTATAGGGTTGGTCTTTTGGCCCCCACCTTTCGTCAGGCCAAGTATATGTTTGATGAGTGTCATCGACTTTGGCAACTTTCTCCTATTTTACAGGCGGCTACAGAGAAAAAACCAACGGCCGCATCAGATAACTGTTATATTCGCTTTAATACTTCTGGCGGTAGACCCGGTTCTATTATTCAAGCAATCCCTTTAGGAGACGGTAGTAAGATCAGAGGTTCCCGTTTCTTTACTATTATCTGCGACGAGTTTCCCCACATACCTTCTGATATTTTCAATAGGGTTATTCGTCCTATGGCAGCTACGGTCGCCGATCCGATGGAGAACGTGGAAAGAATTCAGCGCCAAGAAGAGCTGGTAAAGGCGGGTGTTCTAAAGGAAGAAGAAATAAGCGATGAGAGTGCCAACCAGATCCTTATAACCTCATCCGGATATTTTACCTTCAATCACATTTACCCCTTGTACTGTATCTACAGAGACCACATGCTGCAGGGGCGAGACGATTACGCTGCCTTTAGAGTTCCATACACCCTACTCCCTAAAGGTTTTTTAGACACCAAGAACGTAGAGGGTTCTAGACAGGAAATGTCGAGTTTAGAATTCAGAATGGAGTACGGAGCAGAATTCATTCCAGATACAGAGGGCTTCTATAAAGCCTCCTTATTGGAGAGTTGTAAAAGTAGTACGTTCTCAGTTCAGCTTGCGGGAGACCCTGATAAATCTTATATATTAGGTATTGACCCTGCCCGAACCGAGGATGCTTTTGCCATCTGTGTGATTGAACTTGGTAAGCCTTGCCGCATAGTAAACGCGCTAGAGTTCTACAGACAAACCTTTCCGGACATGGCGCGCAAGATAGAAACACTGTGTATGAACTATAATGTTCAGACAATCTATATGGACTCCCAGGGCGGTGGTCTTTCTATAAAAGATATTTTGGCTGAGAATAATAACAAGCTTCCTAATGGTCCTATTTTAGATTGCGAAGATGCACTTCATTTACAGAAGAAGGGTAGACACATCCTTAAGCTTTGTAATTTCACACCCGAATGGATTGCGGATTCTAATTTTGGAGCACTCAGGCTATTAGAAAACAAAGAACTTCTTTTTCCAGAGGTACCCTTTGAAGAGGCAAATGAGCGTTTAGCCCTTGCTTGGGAAACAGTTAATGCCATGAAAAGCCAGATGCAACTCATTATAGTAAGTGAGACGCCTACGGGTAAGGTTCATTTTGACGTTCCGAAGGGCGGCGGCCATGGAAAGCAAAAGAAGGACTTATATACCGCCTTTCTAATAGCCTGTCGTGGTGCCTATGACACCCTGTGGGCCGAAGAGGTACCAGTAAACGTTCTTCATCACAGCGGCCTTCTTATTCCTAGAGAAGATCGAGGTGTGGGATACACGTTTTCCAATCAGGGCCCTACAGACGAAATGCTTCCGGGTTCTTTACAAGAAAAGATGATGCTCATACAGAATCCGGAACAGTATAAAGTTGACTTGCTAAGAAGTATGGCCGGCAGGAGACAGGTTCTAACTAGTCCGTCCGCGGTTCTGAAACCTAGGATTAAAGGGAAATAAGGGGAATTAGATGACCGAAGATGTTAAAGACACCCTTAATAAAAACTTAAAGAACGCTAAAGTTCTCTCTCATAAAGAAGTTTCTCCCGGCACACATGAGTTAGAACTTGAGGTCGGTCCCAAAGGCGTACCCGCTAAAGATTTTATGGAAAGTATGCCGAAACAGGAGTTGGCTTATCTCACAGGTCGCGATGGAGAGTCTTCCCCACTTAAATATCATGAGGGTGGAAGAATAATTTATCGCGACTTTCTACGTAGAGTAGACTTAGACCTTGCGGAGCCCAGTGTACTTAGAGAGAGGCACGACCGTCTATATCAGCGAGCTCTTGACTACTATAAGACTAAAGGTGCGTATGGTACTATTATTGATACGTTGACCAATTTTGCATCTAAAGGTTTTAAGAACGACGTAGACGACGCCGACATTAAACTCTTCTTTGATACGTGGACGGATGACATTGGGTTTCATAGAACCGTAGAGAATATTTTCTTTGACTTTTTTAGAGTGGGTATGGTTCGTACTCTTAAGATTGTGGGCAAGTTTGACCCTAAGTTAAGACCATCTAGTCTCGCAGCCCCCGGCTCCTATAAGGCAAAGAGTGGCAACGTTCGCCATATCTTGCAAAGACAAGAGTTCGCGGCGGCTAAAAAAACCTGGTCTAAAACTCATATTCCTCTTCAGTACACTGTTCTCAACCCGACCCTTATAATTCTAAAAGGGCCGCTTATGTTCGATAAGACGGAGGTCTATCTTCGTCCAGAAGCGTTCTCGGAAATAAAAGCTCTTTTAAGGCCGGATGCTGAAGTCTCTCCGGAACAGCGGCGGCTACTAAAAGAGCTTCCTGGGCACATGCTTGATGATATCAAGAAAAATCGTCCCGTTAGACTGCCCCCTGAACTTGTAGGAAAGTGCGACTATCGAAAGCAAGATTACGAGCGTTACCCCATGCCTCGGGTAGTTCGTGCGTTCGACGCCATGGATTATAAGGAAGAGTTACAGAAGGCCGACTACTCTACGTTAGACGGCATCACTAACTACATTCTTAAGATCACTATTGGTAATGACGAGCACCCCGTAACTAGTCAGGCAGAGTTAGAGGCAATCGCGCGTCTATTCGACGCCACTAGTAAAAGCTTTGATATTATTTGGAATCACACCCTAAAGGTTGAAAAGATTACTTTTCCAGAGATCAGTCAAATTTTAGGGCAAGACAAGTTTAAGCAGGTTAATGAAGACCTTAGTATGTCCTTCGGTATTCAGCGCGCGTTATTAGACGGAGAGGGTGGGGGAAATGCCAAGGCTACTGAAATAGGAAGCAAGGCCTTCATCGAAGAAATAAATTATGCGCGCCGCTGTGTATTGGAATGGATTTATAATGAGTACGAAGAAGTAGCTCTAGGTATGGGATTTGATCGATATCCTACGGTTCGATTCGATGATATGGCCCTTAAGGATGAGATCATGCTTATGTCCATCGTTCAGGGAATGATGGATCGTCGGGTTATTTCCTATAGAACGGGTATTGAAAAGTTGGGCTTCGATTACGAAACCGAACTTGCTAATATGCAGGCCGAGAAGCCGCTGGTTGAGTCGGGAGATATTGGTATCATCGGTTCTCCGTACAATCCTAAAGCAATGCCTGCAGCACAAGAGCCTAAGAAGTTGCCTACTACACCAGACGGACAGTACGTTGTTGTTACTAAAGACGACCTTACTGACTTCTTAAAGAATAAGTCGATACCAACCAATACTAATGTTCAACCAGTTCAGCGAACACCCGTTGGGACGCCCAGTGAAGGGCGCCCACGAAAGGGCGGCGGTAAGTCCAGAAAGAAGTCGACTAAACCCGTTTTGCCCGAGCCTCGTAAGCCTAAAACAGGCATCTAGAACTACCAACAGGGAGGATAGATCATAATGGTTAATAAAACTGATAAGAAGGGTGGGTCCGAAGACCTATCGGAGAAGACAAAGGCTGCGACGCTTGCTTCTGATTTTAAATCTTTCAATAAAGCGCTTAAGGACTTTGCCATAACCGTCGGCGAGCCTTGTCCCGAGGGGCATCGAAAAGATCCACGCAGCGGAGCGTGTCTTCCGATAGGTGGTCAGGACCACACGGCGTTTACCAGAAGTGTTAATAATGATTACGGCCCAGAGTGGAGAGGAGAGGTTACGAAACCAAACCTAACTTTTGATAGTCAGAATAAAGCGGCCACTAAAGAAGTGGCTCTAGACGCGGACCTCATGGATGATCGCGATAGTTGTACGGAAGGAAATACTTTCTCTTTCTTAAAGCGTATTTGTGTAAGTATGGAAGAGGCAGAAGCAGAAGACAACGACCAATATGAGTATAGCGAAGAAGCGGATACCTTAACCCCCTCGGAAGAGCCGCGAATGAAACAGCCGGAAGGACGTAGAGATACGCCCAACCACGAGTGTCCTCCGGACCATGTGTTTGACTATAAGCGAAGAAAGTGTATCCCGCTCAACAAAGACACAGTGCTTAAGGATGGAAATACTACCCCTGATACCATGGGCGACGCGGTCATGTGTGGTAAGGAAGAGCGTATCGCAGCAATAGCACATATGAACGGAGTTGCCAAGACCGGAAGAGATCCTCTTGACGGGCATGTTCACTTCGTGACTGTAGATGGAGAGGGTAATGGTACGACAGCCGTTGCCGATGGTTATTGTGGTGGGAAGTCTTACCCGCACAGCCACCCTGTAAAAGGTTATGAAGTGCAGGAGTGGGAAAGTGAGGACGGTGATTGTATCTCTCGTCATTTCGGAATGATTAATCCTCAGGATATGGAAGATGACGATGACGATGAGGAGACGGAACTATCTATAGCCAACCCTCAAGAAAATGTATTAAATGACTCTGGCGTGCCCGATCCCATGGGAGACGGTTGCCATGGAAATCCTCAAGGGGATATGGGTCCCGGAACGTACGATGAGTATGACCGCTTTACGGTAATGACCCAGCCCGATAACTATATAGACTCATACCCTGTTTTTGGCGGCGTCGTGCAGGCCAAACAACAGGAATATACGGAGCGAGCCGGTCTAAAGGCGAATGACTTCGGAGTACCCGGGAAGAGAAAGTTTCCGCTTCACGACGCCAACCATGTAATGAACGCTATGGCCAGATTTACGCAGGCCGATGACCTCTCTCCCGAAGAGACTAGTATTCTGAAGAAAAAGATTATTTCTCGGGCCAAGGCTTGTGATATAAAGGTCTCTAAGTTTGCCCAGGCGGAACTTCCATCTGAATACGCAGAAGTAGCGGTTGAGATGTTTCAGATTCTAGCCAATTTAGAACAGGCGGCTAAGATAAAGACTAGCCAAAGAAACGCCCTGCCTAATAGCGCGTTTGGTGTTCCAGGAAAGAGAAAGTTCCCACTGGACACGTGTGGTAGAGTTCGTAATGCCATGGCCAGATTTAATCAGGCTAAAGGCCTAAGTTCAACAGAAAAAGCAACGCTTAGGAGAAAGATTTTAGCGCGTGCGCACGCATGCGGCATCGAAGTAAAAAAGTTTGGTAAAGCCTCTACGGATATGGAATTCGCAGAGGTACTTAAGGAGCTCATAGCAATGGAAGCACCAAAGATCAGTGAAAGAAATATCGTAGAGGATTACGCTGCTGAGACTAAGAAGAAGGGCCCGTGCCCTCCAGGAATGGAGTGGGATCCCAAGGCTAAGAAGTGCGGCAAGATGATGGGCTTCTTTAAGCACGTTACTCAGGCTGATGCTCTTAAGACCTCTGAAGAGCCCCGCATGTTACAGCCGGAAGGAAGGAGAGACACTGTTAATCACGCGTGCCCTCCCAACCACCTATTTGATTATAAGCGCAGAAAGTGCATTCCGCTCAACAAAGACACAGTACTAAAGGGTACCGATACCGCGCCTGATACTATGGGTGACGCGGTGATGAAGGGTTCCACTGAAGAAGGACAGCAAAGAGTTCTTACTCCTAGCCCAAAGGGTAAACCAGACAAGATTTCTCAGGACTGCCCAAAGGGAACTATCTGGCAACAGTGGACGCAGAAGTGCATCCCTCTAGACCCACGGAAGAAAATAGCCAGTGAGGAGGCTGATTTCGACGCCAAGAATAGAGAAGGTTTAGTAGACGCACCTGCGGGTAAGGTTAAGACCCCGTACGATTGTCCGGCAGGAACGATGTGGGATGGTAAACTTAAAGTTTGCAAGCCCCTAGATCCCGCGGATAAGATTCGCGACGGCGGAAAGGACCTAGACCCTAAGGATTTTGCTGGCTTCTCTGTAAACAAAGTAATCTCTGAGTTGGATAAGGTTATCACTTCGGAAAATATGAAGGCTTCCGGAAGTACGGTAGTTGCTAAGGATCTTCCTAATGCAGCTTTCCCACCTTCCTTAGTGAGTTCAACTAAGAGAAGCCTAATGCATCACACGGCCGAAGCTACAGATCCCTATGATACTACGTCGGTAGACATCGTGCGTTTGCGCAATGCCTTAGCGCGTATTTCTACGGTAGAAGAATTTTCTTCTAAGGCCGTAGAAGATGCGCTTGAGCATTTGCTCTTCCATGCACGAGAGGTGCTTAACGTAAAAAAATAGGTAACCCTCTACGAGGCGCGGAAGGTGACGGGGTTGTTGACCCTAAGGAGTTTCACCCCAATTGTCGACCGGAAGAGGAGTTTGACCCTAAATCCGGAGCGTGCGTCCCTCGTAAGGGTACCCCTATAGGGACTTTTCAATGTTTGCCCGGATTTGTTCCCGCCCCAAATAAAGAGTGGCTTTGTGTGCCGGAGAGTCCGATGAGTCAGGCGCATATAAAAGGAGAGGCAGTCATGATAGATTCTACTAACAAAGATAAGGCTTTTTTTCTTCCGGATGAAGATAGAGATGCTCTCGCCGTTGAGCTTTCCGGGCTGATGGGTGATCTTTTTGTTTTTACTACTAAGATGTATAACTTCCATTGGAACGTTACTGGAAATACTTTCCAGATGCTGCATGCCATGTTTCAGGCAAACTACGAGGGCTCCCGAGACTTACTTGACGACGTAGCAGAGCGTGTTCGTGCTCTTGGTTATTCTACGCCAACTACTAGTTCTCAGCTTGTTTCTTTGGCTTCTCTTAAAGAGCAGCCCGGACTATTAGACTGGAGAGCCATGGTGCAGGAAACCGTTGCCGACCACGAAGCCTCTGCAAAGAGAATGAACAGCCTTACTATTTTGGCAGACAAACTAGGCGATCAGGCTACGGTTGATCTTTTAGGGGCCGCGGCGCTTCATGAAGATAAAAGAGCATGGTTGTTTAGAAGTATTCTTCTTTCTGGGCCGCAAGCGGCAGTAAGTGCTTAGTATGACTATTGGGAGATACTACAAACTATGTGGTCTGTTATACAGGAGATACTACAACACTACGATTTGATTGGGCTCTTGGTTTTTATAGAGGCGGCTATTATTTTTTGGCTTTATAAAAAGGGTGATACTAAAGAGAATGAGTGTACTAAATGTAGAATAGAGTTTCAAGAGACTCTGACTAAGCTTGGTGAAAAGAGATTAGAAGACGCAAATAAGAGATTAGAAGATAGTATAGAAGATCGAGAGCGGTACGAAGATTTAGCTAAAGAGTTAACCTCTAATATAAGTATTCTTATAGCCTCTCTTATTAAGAAAGATAATGAGCTTCTTATGAGTACACTACGTAAGAAAGAAAATAAAGATTCTTAGGAGGATCTACTTATGCCTGTACTTTCTAAAAAATCCGCTACTGCATCAAGGGTAGAGGAGGGAATTAGATTTAATGAGATAGAGGATGAAGTTAGAGCTATCGAGGGCAAAGTAGAGGAAGAGAGAGATAAGGTGCGTCAGCGCCGTCAGACTTCTAAAGCAAAGTTAGAAGAACTTAAACAAGTTCTTTTCGAACAAACGCAAAAGGAGGCTCCAGAAAATGGCCGATAACAATAGGATTTTTGTAGAGGCACCCATAATTGTTGTAGAGCGTGTCTCTAGTGGGGCCCAAGAGAAAGCCTCCATTCTTGCCTTTCCTGATGAGAAGCAACAGGACCTTCAGTATATTCGTTCTATTTTGGTTTCGGCGGGGACTAATAAAAATGGGGCACACTTCCTACCCTCCGAGATGCTTAAGGCTCACAATACGGTAGTGAATAAGGCCATAGACATAGAGCATGAAGAGTCTAAAGTTATCGGGCACATTTACGAATGCGCCTTTCTGCATAAGAACGGGGACTCCTTTGATCCGATGGCCATTATAAAAGAATACGAGGCTGCCGGAAGAAACCTTGATGAAAATTTAGATACGGATATCGCAGTCGCTGGAGTTATTCATAAGATGCGGTTCCCCGAGATAGCTGATGAAATTTCTGCTGGGGAATGGAAAGTTAGTATGGAATGCTACTTTCGTGACTTTGATATCAGAATTGGTAATTCTATAATTAGTAGAAATGAAGCAATGGCCCTAGGGTATGATCCCGACCTGCTTGTACGAGGTTTTGTAAAGTTGAAAGCCGGTAGTAAGGAACTGGGCATGCATCACGTCGCCAGAGTATTAAGAGACATCACTTTCAGTGGCATGGGTATAGTTAAAAACCCAGCCAACCCCCACTCTATAATTTTGGAAACAGCCGCGCATAAAGAGGCGATGGAAAAGAATACCATCGAGGTTGATTTAGAAAGGATAGATAACTTGCGTGGGCATAAACTAGAAATTTCTAGCAAAGGAGAAACCCAGGTTGTGGAAAACGAAGAAAAATCGGATAATTTAGTAAAGGCCACTCCCTTCTCTGGAGATGCTTGCGCCGATGCCCTCTATATAGAGGTAGATAAAGAAACCGGCGGTATCAAGAGAATTCTCTCCTCTAACAAAGAAGAAGGTGCTATTCGCTTCTCTGGTCCAGGCGTAAAGGGTCCCGGAACAATGAGTAGCTGGCCCGACGATATATGTAAGAGTTTCAAGAAACGGCATACTAAGTTCAATGCCCTCGATCAGTCCGAGGCTCAGGTTCTTCACGAGCACTGGTGCGCCCTTTTTGAAGAGGGCTGCCCTGTTATTGGCGCGTCTGCTAAGGCGCCGGAGTGTTTGAGAAATACCAAGAATCAGGTGACTCGCGACCCTGTGGATACAACAATTACGAAGACGGTTAGAGAGCATCTTGAGGGTCCAGGTAATACTAACGTTACTACTTTACAGGTTCCGTTACTTACACACACTGCTAAAGTACAAGAGCGTAAAGATGAGATTACCCGACTTAAGAGTTCGGCTGTAGATCTTCGAAGTTCTTTAAGAGACTACGTAGCCGTTGAAAAAAAAACTTCAAAATAGTTAGTTGGCCGACCGAGTCCGTTTCCGTACTTATTTCGGAAGGTGGAAAAGAACGGCTGGTAAAAAGATTTAAGAGTAAGATAGAAGCCTTTGCGGTGGCAAAAGAACTACAGCCCACCGCAGAGCGAGAAAAAGAAGAAGGTTTTATTCTTCTTGTGGGCCCTCTCCCTCAGATTATCGAAGGAGTAGGCGATCGGGACAGGGCAATGAAGACTGCAGTAAAAATCCTCGAGGAAAATGACACTGTGGTTTTTGTTTCTAAGGTGCTATCCCGGATAGGTAATGCACGTGTACTAAAAAATCAATTGATTTTTGCCAGAAAGAATTAATCCAGAAGGAGGAAAATAACTATTATGGCTAAGCCAGATCTAGAGAAAATGTTTGTAACGCCCAGTGGACAGGCTATGCGAGATGACGGCATGGGTTCCCTCATGTTGGCTTTTAAGAATTTACCGCGTTATAGCAATTCCACAACGGCCGCGGCTGGCGGAGTTCCGGTTGGTGGTTTATATGTAATAACCACCACTAGCGGGCTAGCAATGCGCCTGGTCTAAATTTTTTCAGGTAGTAACGGGAACTCCGTTATTACCACAACTTTTAGAAGGAGGAAAAAGTAACTGTGGCGAAACCAGACCTAGAGAGAGTGTATGTCACTGCCAGTGGGCAGGCTATGCGAGACGATGGTATGGGTTCTCTTTCACTAGCTTTTTCTAATTTACCGCTCTGCGCCGACGATACGGCCGCGGCAATTCTAGGTATACCTGTTGGTGGTATTTATGTACTAACGAGTACCGCCGCCATAACACGGCGTATAATTTAAAATGGCTAAATCAGACATAGAGAGAATGTATGTCACAACCAGTGGGCAAGTTATGCACGAATATGGCATTGGCCCATTCGTAATGGCTTTTGCTAACTTGCCGGTCTGTGCTAACGACGCGGCTGCGGAAGCGGTCGGAGTGGCTATCGGTGGTCTTTATATATTAGAGAGCACTGCTGCCCTAACAAGGCGCCCGGGTGGCGGTCTTGTTCCGCCAATATAAATAAAAATATAGGGCGCATAGAGTGTTTGCAGGTAATAACGGGAGTAACCTTTATTACCACAATCGGTCTGAAGACCGAATATAATTACGGATTGGTTACGTTATAAACCAGGACGGGATAAGGTGTAAATGAAAGGCAGTGTGACACAAAGAGCACACACGCTTATAGGCCTATCGGGGGATATGCTTGTAAGTAATCAATCCTATTAAGGAGGACAATGATGAACCAAGTTCTAACCTTCAATAAAGACGAGTTCGATGCAGCAGTTAGAGCTAAGGTTGAGGAGGCGCTTTCTGATAAGGAAGCGAACGAAGCTCAGCGAGTTGCCACAGAAGCACTAGCTGAGGCTAAGGCCACCTTCGAACAGCTAAAAGCGTCGTTAGAGGCAAAAGACGCCAAGCTAGCTGAATACGAAGAGATGTTTGCTGGCCTTGAAACCTCCCCGTCCGCAGCAGAAGTTGCGGCCAACGAAAAAATAGTAGCTCTCGAGCTAGAAGTTGAAAAACTTTATCGTCGTTCTGAAGTAGCGGAAGCTGCCCTAGAGACGATCGCTCGTGAAGAGACTGCCGCCACGCGCATGTCTGAACTTGAAGAGGTAGGGATAGCCCTTGACGACGAAGCCGCAGAAACCCAGTATTCTAAGGTTCGTGGTATGTCGGACGAGGAATTTGCTTCTTACATAAGCGAACTCTCTGCTCTCAAGTCTAAGTATGCCACCACTTCCGCAGAAGAGGAAACCGAAGAGGTAGAAACAGCGGAACTTTCCGCCGAGGAAATCTCTTTAATTGCTCAGAGTCTTGGTTGTAAGCCAGAAGAATCTGACTGCATCGCTCTTGTTCAGGAGGTCGCTGTCAAAATGGCAGAGATTTCTAAGTCCAAGTCGAAGAAGGGTAAGTTTCCTTTCTTCTTCATGAAGAAAGACGAAAAGAAGGGCGGTAAAGAAGCTGATTGCGAGAAGTCTTCTGAAGAGACGAAAGAAGTCGCTTCTGAAAGAAAACTTTCTCTAGGCGAGGCCATTTCTAAGGCCACCGATCAGGAAATTAGGGTCAGTAAGGGCCTTAAAGAGCAGCTTTCTCAAGCATGGGAAGAGCGTATAGAATCTAAACGAAGTGAAAAAAAGTAAATCCGATAAGGAGGTAATCTACTATGGTGTTTATACCCCGAGCCCCCGTAGTTCAGAATCAGTTTCTTACTCATGATTCGACTAAGGGCTCTACCGCTACTGCCGGTGCTGTTGTTTCTCTTTCCGGCGATGAGCTTGTTCAAGTAGTTAGTGGTACCAACACATTACCTTATGGGTTCCTTATGCAGAACGTTAAGGCAGAATCCTCTGCTCACCCGACCGGTTTCCGGCTTCCGGGCGACTTAGGCTCTTCCGATGCGTTCACTGGTGACCCTGTAGGTGTTGCACATCTTGGTATCTACGACACTACAAATTACAATACTTCAACTACGTTTGCCGCTGGCGATAAGCTTGGCGTTATGGCTACTGGAAAGCTAACTGTTCTTGGTGTAAATAGTCTTGACTATGATTCCAAGAACGGTGTAGACTCTGCAGAAGCTAACGTTGTTGCTATTGCACAGAATACCCTAGACGCGACTGCCGTTGCCGCTGGGGCGAAGCTTAGAATTAAGCTTCTCATATAGCCTAGCAAAGGCCAATCTAAAAGGAGGATCTATTAATATGGATAGAACGAAGCTTGCGGAACTGTTCAGGGCAACAGCCGCAATCGATACTCCTGAAGGTATGGAAGCATACAAAGCCTTTGCACAGGCTTTGACTATTCCTATCCTACAGGAAATCCGCGATGCGTCTATTATGCGTCAGTTGTTCTCTGTTGAACGACTAGCGCCGGGTGCACAGGCGGTTTACCCCGTAGCCGATGACTTCGAAGTGCCGGTTTTCGTACTTCCTGGTCTTGGTTACATTGCTCAGAATTTCGTCGAAGGCGTTGGCGAAGAAGTATATGTTCCTACCTTCTCTATCAGCGTTTCCGCCGATTGGAAAGTGACTTACGCAAGAGATTCTCGTATCGACATCCCGGAGCGTGCTGCTAGAAATGCGGCTCGTGCCATTGCCGAATACGAGGAAGAGTCTGGATGGAGAGTTATTGTTCCTGGTGCTACCACGAACTTCTCTGGCCAGGGTCTGCTCGGCGCGCGAAATGCCCCTGTATATCAGGTTGCTGCTGGTTCTACTGGCGAGAAATTCCTTTCTAAGGAACTTCTAAACCTTATGCTCGTTGGCTTTAAGCATCTTCGCCGATCCTTGACCGATCTTTATATCTCTCCGGAAGACGCTGCCGATATTCGTGAATGGACTGAGACTCAGATCGACCCAATTACTCGTCGCGAGATTTTCCAAGCGGCAGGTCTTGGTAAGGTTTGGGGTATTAACATTCATGAGGTTTATCAGCTAGGCGCCACTGGTAGATTCAACATCAACCAGTCCGGTGCTGCTTACGGTGTGTTCCAGGTTAGCGGTGGATCATTTAATAACTACACCCCAACTCACGTTAACAACGTTAACGCGAACGGTGCGGTTACACAGGCCGGCGAAACCCAGATTTACGGTTTCGACCTATCTGTTAATGACTCTCTCGTTATGCCAGTCCGTAAGGAATTCGAAGCACACGATGACCCGACTCTTCTCCGACAGCAGAAGCAAGGCTTCTTCGGTTGGGAGGAAGTTGGTTTCGCGTTGCTCGACTCTCGTATGGTTGGTATGGGCGTCATTGACCGATTCTAAGAACATTCTGTTTTCGATATAATGTATTAAATCCTTTGGGAGGAGGACCAAGTGTTCTCCTCCCTTAGGAGCAAGAAGGGGGTAAAAAATGGGCCACTCAAACACAGGCACGTTATACGACAATAGAGACAATTACTTACATATTACGGCGGCTGGAACTACGACTATCCGAACAAAGGAAACTTTGTTTAGAAGGGTAGTGGTTAATTCTGGTGCTGCCGGAGCGGGTATAAAGATTCATAATGGTGGTCCGGGTGGGGCGATCGTAGCCAATATACTCGCAACCGCAGCCGTAGAAGCAAACTATGGGGTAGTTCTTTCTGGCGGGCTAACAGTAGTTACTGTTGGTAATCCAGATGTTACTGTAATTTACAAGTAAATAACGCTAAGGCTTGGCTCAATCCTAGGCAAAGAAGTTAGTCTCCCCGCTAACTGCCAAGCCTTAGCACCAGAGAGAGGCGAGAATGTTATCTTTTCTAATGGCGATAGTTCTTGTAGAAGCGTTAACAGAGTTAGTAATAAAGTCGGTGCTCTTTAAACCGCTCCGAACTTTTCTAGGCAGCAAGTCTGTCTGGTTAAAAGAATTATTTTCTTGCGGATATTGTTTTTCAGTATGGGGGGCCGCAGCGGTTGTACTTGTGTTGGGACTGCCTTATACTTTAACCGGTAACTGGTTCATAGACTTTGGAGTTACCTTTTTAGTAGTGCATAGGTTGTCTAATTACTTACATAACTTTGTCGATTGTTGGTTAGATAAATACTATAATGTTTCACGCGTTAGCAGTGCGAAACTAGATGAGTAAGACTTTACAGTTAAGGGGTAAGAAGTTTGGGCGTCTGGCAATAGTAGATGTTTTTCCTCCTAATAAATCAGAACGCACTAAATGCTTATGTATGTGCACTTGTGGTAAAAGTAAGATAGTGATTGCCAACAACCTTATTAGAGGGCTTACTAAAAGCTGCGGTTGTTTACATAGAGAAAAGTTTAGAGACTTACGTCTAATTAAGATAGACAGGTGTCGTAAGTTTGGTAGACTGCGTGTAATTAGTGCCCCTATAAAAATAGGAAGTAGAACTTTTTACGATTGTCTGTGTGATTGCGGTAATATTAAACGTATAGTTTCTTATAGTTTAAGAAAGGGATTAACGCAAAGTTGTGGATGTTTACGACAGGATAAAATGACCACTCACGGCCTTTCTCAGACCGCCGATTACAAGAGAGCGAAATGTGCGGAGCGCAGAACGTGGTTGGAGGTTGGTGAAAATTATACAGTTCAAGATATACTAGATTTGAAACAAGATCAGAATAATTTGTGTTTTTATTGTAAATTAGGATTAGATAAAGGTTACCACGTTGATCATAAGACGCCCCTGTGTAGGGGCGGCAACAATACAAAAAGTAATATTTGTATAAGTTGTAAGCACTGTAACCTTAGAAAGAATCGTAAAACTGTAGAAGAATTCTTTGCAGTTTTAAATTAGGAAAAGTAAAGGGGGCAAAGGATTATGAAAGGTTTTATAAAGAACGAGGGAGAGGAAGTTGCGTTTAAACTTCAGAAACATATAATTCAAGGCGGAGTAGTAGATTTAGACTACGCGTACAAACTGGTTGGAGCTGTTTCGGGGCATAAGCAAGACGTTAGTTTTGTAAAGTGGCTGCGAGATACTTATTTTCCAGAATCCTTCTGGGGTTTTTATAAGGAGGACGGTACCGCAATACCCTTGGGTAAGAGAAAAGAGGCCGCAGTAGTTACTGCCGGTAAAGGCGCAGGTACTATTTTTAAGCGTACTAACTATGACGCAAAGGGAGAAGTAATAACCGCCGACCTCATAATAAGTAAGCCTATCGCTCAGGCCAAAGTTCTAATTGAGAAGTGTAAGGAGCGGGCTGTGCTTAGAAAAGCCCTAACTCTGAGTAGGCACTTCTCTGGGAAAGAAGAATATATGCGTGCTATACTTAAGAGAATCGATCAGGTGTACTAAGGAGGGTCTACTAATAGATGTCTGTCCTACAGCCTAAGATACCATCTCTTATAAACGGCACTATAACAGTTTCTATAGATGATATAGTAGCAGTACAATCTGTTTTTGATCAGCTTCTGCTGTGGCGCTCCGTTTCGCACTCTAGTGGTCCCTTTTCTAATATTGCTACTGTAGCACTAGACGGGGCTGGTTCTTATACTTTCCAGGATCTTACTTCTTCTCCCATATACTATTATAAAGCGCAGTTCTATAATTCTGGTTCGATGATTAGCAGTACATTCTCTGAGTTAGCGCAGGATACGGCCACGTATACAGAGTACTCTTTACCTGTAAGCAGTGCGACTTACCCGCCTGAGATAGCGTTGTCTGGGTCAGACAGAGAAATTGTAGAAGCTATTCGTATCACCGTAGGGGATTTAGGTTTCATAGAGAATGATTATTATGATTCTCGTAATAAGACCAAGGCATATGCTTGTGCTGATCAAATCTCTGCAGATCAGAAAACATGGGAGCTTATAAATTTTAAAGGTTGGCCACAAAGAGTCACCCTCAACGGTGTGGATAAGACCAGTCTTATGGACCCACTTGTTTTAGGTTATCGTTACTTAACTTTTTCTGGGGCGGCTGCAGTTGTAACGGGGACTCTTAACATTTATTATAACCATTTCCGTTTCTCTGATAGAGAAGTTTTACTGGTTTATGATCGAGCTAATAACCTACTAGTTTCATGTGGATTACCTAAACAAAGTATAACGCGAGAAATGTTAATAATGCAGGCTGCTATTCTACTTCTAGAAGGTGAAATTAGAGAAGATATTCAGAGTGCCGTTAAAGTTAGGGACGGTGACACAGAATACGATAATACAGGTATTATTAAAGCTAGAACAGAAGACATGAACGACCTTAAGCGTAAGATGAAGGAACTACTGGACTGTGCACGTGCCTATTTGTCCCTTTCTCTACCAGGCGTGAGATTAGAATAACATGCCCAGGAAACTTGTAACAAAGAAAATACAGCGGGACTATAAACAAATTATACAACAGGTCATAAAGGATATGTCTCAGCCACTGGTGGTTGTACAAGAAGATCCTATATTTGTTGTTTGTCCCAACTGTGTATTTGATTCTATCAATAAGAAATCTTCCAATGTTTTTGATGCCTCCTTTACTTCTCCGGTTACTATTTTTCAAGGTACCGACCAGGAAAGAACCCTTACACCTACCACCTTTTCTCTGGGACGGTGCCCCGTGTGTATTGGCGAGGGACAATTATTTACAGCTACAGAACTGTGCATCCCTGCGCTTGTTAACTATCGTGTTTTGTCCAGCGATAAAGAGAAGGGTTATTTGGATTATCCGGCAGGTAAAGAAGGTGAAAGTGCTATTCAAATAAAAACACTTTATTGTTTTTATGAGATTCTTAGAGCCAATTCTGTTTTTGTAGTGTACGGTAACGTTAAGACTGAAAAAATAATGCCGCCCTTAGTTAGAGGATTAGGAAGTGACCAGGCCGTTTGTGAAATGTGGTTGCAGACCACCGAGGTAGGTGAATCGGCAACTGGGGATATTAATACTCACGAGGGTCGGAATATCGATCCAAGAAGAAGAATTAAAGGCCCGTCCGATCTTCAGATTCTCAGAGGCCTGGTAAAGGGCAAGTAGTATGGGTGTAAAAGTAAAGATTAAATTAGATGGCGCGGGGCTGAAAAAAGTAATTGAAAAAAAACAGGCGTTGATACGGGCTAACATTAAACAGGCTTTTTTGACTAATGCTATACCCCACCTCATAGATCTGATAATGGTAGGTTTTGATAGACTGGGAGAACGTGCGGAGTTATTACCTGACGATCCCACTAACCCCTCTAATTGGAGAGAAGACTTTCTTCTTAGACTTCAAGATGACGTGTATGATAATATAGAGATTTTATCCGAAGGAAACAAACTTTATATTCGGGTTAGGATGGGGGATAAAAAGTTTTTGGGATACGACCAGGGTATCGAGGAAAGAAATTCTTCTCAGCCCTTACTCTGGTTGGTTTACTATCTAGAAGGGCTAGCAGGGGAATGGGGATTCGTCACTACCGAGATGTCTGGTAAAGAGTATGGTAGGTTTGGGCAGGGGTTCATGATAAGTCGCGAAGCCTATGAGAAAGAGAAGTGGCAAGCGCGTACCGGTATATCTTTTAATCAGATACGGCATCCTTTTTCTGAATACTCTCCAGTAGATATCTTTAGAGAGGCTTTAGCTGAATTCAATCTTAGACCGTTCATTAAGCAAGCCATAGATGCTGCAGTTCGCGGAACGGAGCTATAATGACAACAATGTCCTTGGCCAGATTAGAAGACATGAGTTTACAACACTGGCTCAAGGGTGCTCTTCTCCCTTTGCAGTGGGTAGAAAAGGTTACTAACGTTCCTTTAGTATACAACTCTGAGAAGGCGAGATTTGAGGCTCAAATTGTCTGGTTACCCAACTTCTTATCCGAAGGGCGTGGGTGGGTTTATTTCGATCCGGTAGGGTCTAATAGCTGCGTAGCTACTTCAGTTCCAAATACGGAACAAACAACTAGAATTACTGTATATAATGAAACGGGTTCTGTTATCGGTGCCTCTAACTACATTGTTAACTATTTAGAGGGGGCTATCGTTACTTCCGGAACAAACCCAACTACTACAATCTCAGGCGTTCCGACTACTATAGATTTTACGCAACACTACGTATCCGTGTTGGACGCTTGGCCAGGAACACAACCCCCCACACTTCCAATTGTGGCTATAGAAACAGGAATGCACAAAAAGCTTCCTTATCAGATTGGCCCCGGAAGAAAAGCAGTACGGAGTTGTACAGCACATATATTTGCCACATCTAGTGCAGAGCGGGACGATCTAACGGCGTTTATTTTTGATGCGCTTTATTTACGGCACATTCCTGTTATTGATTTTAGACAAGGTGAGCCCTTGAATTATGATGGGACTTACAACAAGAGTTTTACCGGAGACTTGCTTATTCTTAATAATAATGATGACTCTGTGTTATATTTCGATAACTTACGCGCTGAAGAAATTAACAAGCGTGCTAATTTTACAGACATAAATAGATGGCGATCTACAGTAACGTTCGATATGTTTACTTATAGAGATGGACTTGATTTTAATATTTTATAGTATTTAAGGGGGCGCAACAGCGCCCGGTATGGAATAGGAAATCCTCCAAAGGAAGAAAGCCTCGACTTTGGCGGTTTTGGTCACACATCCCCCAATACGTGACTGATTATCAAATATACAAGGAGGAAAACCTGATATGGCAAGAAGAAACCGTATAATTTACCCGAGCCAAAGTGTTTGGGCAAACGGTAACGTCCTTTACCGCGTTCAGACGTTTGGTTCTACAACCACGTTTAACACTACGGACGTATTCGAGCTTGGCCAGCTCAACCTCGTCGACGTTGTCGACGACTCTCCGACAGTCGCCGTGACGATTGAGACCAACGAATTTGGGTCTCTTTCTAACATGTACGCTCTTGCAAACCTAGAGTTTGACGATGTAGCAAATCATTCCGCTACCTCGGTTAGCGGGCATTTGACAGTAGTCAGCGGCACGGGTGGAGCGGCTGTGAATTTATCGTATTATCACGGTATCACCTTATCCGACTTCGGTATATCGGGTTGCGAAACGGGATCTAGCGTTGAGATTTGGGCTCCAGTACAGACCGAGTGCTCTCTTGGAACGGACAATGACATCATTGACCAGTCTATGTTCCTGCCTCGTGTCTTTATTAACTCCATAGCTTGGAGTTATAGTTCTGGTGCTAACGCCACTGAGAATTACGGTGGAGAAACAGATGCTAAGTTCTGGTTCGTAAACTCTGGCCGATACATTTCTAATGAAGAGTTTGTGTTTGGTGCCGTAGGTAGCGGAAGTAACAATATAGGTATCACAGGTGGAACAGGTTTAAACATCGATGTTGGTGCTACCTTTGTTAACTTAGGTCTTGACGAGGGGGCCGCTGTCCCAGAGCTTATTGCAACACGCTCTACCGGACAAATAGCCGCGCTTCGTTTCGACCCGGCTGGTAATCCAGCTGTTCGGTATTTCAACGCCTCTCTAAAGAGTTCCGTTGATATTAAGGTACAGACAGGTACCGCCGCAACCGTAGGCGCCTTTGTTTATAACTCCATCACCAATAGGTTGCATTTTCCGACAGACCTGACCACTAACGTGGAGTTCGGGGTTACGGAGGGTATTGGAAACGGAGACATTCTGTTTGTTCTGTATGCAGCTAACGCTTATGCGCACGCTTATGCGGGTCTAAGCGCGCCTGCGCAGGCAACCAGAGGCGGCTCTGTCGCGGCTTCGAAAATGGCTACACGAAGAGACGCGGAGTATTTTGCTCCGATCACCGTTGATTCGGCAGCTAAGCCGGAAGAGTTAGGCGCTGTTCGACAAGGTCAGACTGAAATTTATCTGATCGATAAGAACAACCTAGCTCCGAACGCGTCGATTGATGCGCAGATAGCCTTGAGAGTTACTTCGGTAACTATCACCTCTGATTTGACGCGTACGCCTTTGTTCGAACTTTCGCATTTACGGCCTTACGATCGTGCACTTACGTTCCCGATTCCGTTTACTGTGAAGGTTGAAACGACTGCAAGCGACATGACAGAGTATGCAACATTTGCTTCTAAGAGAGCTGGTTTTCAGGCTGGCACAACCGGTGACGTTTCTATTTATGACTTACTGGCTGCCAAGAAGAGACTTGATCTTGTTGTGTTTATTTACCAGCAAACCGACCAGGTTGCTGGTGGTATTGGTACCAACCGACGTGTCGTTACGCGCGAAATGGTTGGGGACGAGTACTATCAGAGAGGTGTGCGTTACCTGTATTACGACAACACCGCCTCTGATCCGGATACGCTTACCAACTATGGTTCAGCTATTCCGGCCTCGCCTTCCAAGACGAATACACACAGAGAGCGACCTCTAAAGACTGTTATAGCCAAGAATCTTAGAATTACAGATGAGGCATATAGTCTAGCTATGGGTTCTAATGCTACCCAGTCTTATGGTTTCCGAGGCACTAACGAAATCTTCGCCGTTCTTGGTGAAGTTCCGGTAGCTGACTTGGTTGCTAATCCGGGTATTCAAGTTAACCCAACTGCACATAGAATTTTCTAATTAGTATTCCTACCGTCACTCCGTGGCGGTAGGAAACAAGTTCTTTTCTCCGGTGGTGTTTAGGAGCATCGGAGATTAAAAGAAGTAAAGGAAAGGAGAGGAAACATGGATGTAAAAGATCCGAATTCGGATAGAAATAGAGTACACGCGCAGAGAGATATGGAAAAGTTAAAAAGGGATATAGAGCGTACGGTCTTAGGTTCTTTAGATCATATTTTAGATATAGCAGAAGTTGCTATCGGGGATGCTCAGCGCTATAAACCTTTCAGAGCCAAAGTATTGAGGGCTGGAAACGATGCTATACGGGATGTTAAAAAGCAGTTGGATTTAAACTATAAGGTTGTTTATATTCCTAACAGGGAAGATATAGTTCAGCCGCAGGCCCCCGTAGTAATCGCTAAAAATAACTAATTAAGGAAAAGGATAACTATATGACTACAGCAGAAGATGTGAAGAAAGTTTTAGATGGAAGACGTGAGTTTACTTTCGAGATACCGGGGCAAGAGCCCATAGTGGCATACATTGCTTCTCCTACGGGTGAAGATCTTAGAAAAGCGGATTGGCAGTATGCAAAAATTTATAACCAGGCTATCGTAGATGGTTTTCTTACACAGTCGCAGATGGCAGGTTTTCTTAAGGATAAAGGTATAGTTGACGACGCTTATTCTTCCGAGGTGGAAGGTGTGCGGATGCAACTTGCAACTAAACTTTATACGTTAGAAAGTTCTCTTATGGACGGGAGTGAGCAGGATAAAGAGGCACTGGCCTTAGAAATTTCTCGCCTGCGAGATGACCTATTCAGACTTAATCAGAAGGTTAATGGGCCAATGGGAAATACCTGCGAGAACATAGCAGAAGATACACGCGTGGAGTTTTTAACTAGCCGTATCATTCAGAAGAAAGACCGAACCCCGCTTTGGAAGAGTTACGAGGATTATCAGAAGGATGACAATGTCGCGCTTGCGGTTAAGGCACGGTTCGAGGTTATGTTGTGGATGCAGGGTTTGGAAAGTAACTTCTTAGAGAATACCCCAGAGCAAGTAGCTCTTCGTCAAATAGCTCAGGCACGTTTAGACCGCATAGTTGCTGAGCAGAAAAAAGAAAATGAAGAAGTAGAGGCTCTAGAAGAAGCTAAGAAAACTAAGACTTCCTCGAAGGGTAAGAAGGTTGAGGCGGTTGGAGAGGTTGAAGAAGCGCTCCCCGTTGTTGCTCCTGTAGAGTCAGAGCCGGCGGATAAAAAGACAACTGTAGTTAAAGTTAAGAAAGCGGGTAGACCTAAGAAAGACCTTAGCGCTTAACACGTATGTCTACGTCTGAACTGTCTTACCAGGAAGTGGAAGAACTTCTAGACTCCATCACGCATAATAAGTATCTTCAACATAGTGTAGTTGCGGATAAAGATAGCTTTGTAATCTTTTCTTTTCCTGCCGCTCAGGAAGTTATAGAGGGACGTTACTTATATAAGAAAACGCTTGTCGAAGCAAAGAAAGAGGGCTTACCCTCCATACAAGATATAGATACAATGCTACTGGGTAAGGGTGTTATTCCAGACGAGGAAAGAGAGAAACTTGCTTTTGCCGAGGGTAAACTTGTAGCGCAGAGAAAACTTCTGGAAATTACTAAGATTCCGGGAAGACGCGCCCCAATAGAAGAAGTAATAAAGCGATATGAGAAGGACGTTTTTGAGATAAAATCGCAACGAGAGACCTATTATTATATGTCCTGCGAGCGTAAGGCGGATGAAGAAATACTACTTTACCTAACCTGGGCCGGAACTTATAGACCTGATGCCGCCGAACGTTATTGGAAAACCTATCATGCTTTTCAAGAAGATACTGACTTATTTCTAAGAAATGAAATTATTAAGTCCTTTTCTAAATTTAATCGAGGATTACCTGTAGCGACGCTGCGTTTTTTAGCTAGACACAACTTGTGGAGAATTAGATATGTTTCTGCTAGTAAGTTGGGAGGCCCTTTATTTTGTAGGGGATTAGATGACTTAACGCCAGACCAACTATCTTTATTGTACTGGAGTAATTTTTATCAATCTATTTATGAAATGATGCCCGATGATCAACCAGATGACAGTGTAATTAAGGATGATGAGGCTCTTGACTCCCACATGGAGTTATATTTCAAAAAGAGGGAAGAGGAAAGGAAAGATTCCAAGAGTTCTAAACGAGGGGTTGGTTCTCAATCCAAACTAGATGCTTGGGACAGAGGTGATGAGTTAATTATAACTCCCGCACATCCAGCGTACCATGACTTGCAGTATTCAGAGGAACGTCTGAAAGACACAGTCACAGAGAGCTCGGATGTGGTTATTCGAACACAATCTAGTAACGTGCTTAAGGTAGTTTAAGAATAAAGGTGGAGGTAAAGGAAGTTGATAGACGAGTCCTTCAAGGTTGGGATTAGTCTCGAAGTCGAGCAATCTAGCCTTGAAAGTATTACCACACAGTTTAAGCAGGCATTAAATACTGCTTTAGCACAAGCTGCCAGCGGGATTAAGCCGTCTCGCCAGGCTTTAACACAGGCATTGCCTTCTCCAGCCACGGTGCGCAGCGCATCGGTGGCTACAGGTGTTTCTGGGAACGAGGTTGCTAAAGCAGTTGCGGCCGCGCTGAAGGCAGAACTGTCCCCTCTTGCGCAGGCAATTCAAAAATTAGCAGCGGCGGTAGATAAGAATAGTTCTAAAGCCGCGGAGACTGCCAAAGTAGTGAAAGCTGCCGCCCCTGTGCAGGCGGCTGCACCTATAAAATCATTTTATAATTTACCTACACTTGCAGATTTTCGTGCTAGACAAGCTGGTGCTGCGGTACCTGTTACTTCTAGACCTGCACCTCCTGTTGCGGCTACGCCGCCTCTTTCTCCTCCTGTTAAGAGAGAAACTTCTAAGGAGAAGAATGTTAGGGAGATGCGTGAGAAAGCAGCTGAAGCAGAGCTTAAAGTAGCGCGTAATAGGATAGCTGCTGCAGAAGCTGAGCAAGCGGTCATAAAGAGTACACTTTCCAAACCCGCTCCCGCGGTTATTGCTCCCGCACCCAAAGCCGTAGTTCCTCCTAAGCCTGCTGCACCCAGGTATCCTTCTCCCCAATACGACGTCGCTAACCAATCGACTCAGGTTTATAAGTATCCTACCGAAGTTCAGGATCCTGCGGGATATGCTGAGACTAGGAAGATGCTTGCAGATAGGGCCAAAGGCATACGTACTAGGCAACCTCAAAGATATGCCCCCAACGAACAACGAGATGTAGTTTATAATTATGAGAACGAGATTAAACGTAAGTCATCTAGTTCCACCACCTCTTCGATGGCACAGGCTATTAAAAACTTAAATGTTTCGCAGGGACGCGGAGCAGCTATTCCTCCTATTCCCAGTTCTCTTCCTCCGGGAGGTAGGCTTCCTCCTTCTCTTGGAGCTAGCCACACGGAGATTGCTGGTACTATAGAGGCTATAAAAACAGCACTTAAGACGGCTCTTGGTTCTACTGTTAGTGGTAAGGGTATTTATAATAAACTTAACTTGCCGGCTATCTCCGAAGACCCAGGACTTAGAGGGGCTCCCGGTATTTCTTCCGGTGCAGGTATCGTACGGGTGGTCACCAGAGATATTGAAGTTTTTGGAGGAAAGGTTGTTAAAGTAGCTAATAAACTGGAGGGTATACTTACTGAGCTAAACAGAGTTAAACCCGGAAAAGATGAGCGTAGTGTTCTGCAGCGTGCCGCTGAAGGAGGTGTATTCCGTCCAGCACAGGCAGTTTCTCAATTACAGAAAGTAATAAATACTGTAGTTGCAGAGTTACCTGCGCATGAAGAAAACAAGGGTATGGCTTCTACAGAGAAAAGTGGAGAAGCAACGGTTCATTTTAAACCTACTGAAGAGCAGTTTGAGCATCTTAAAAAATTAGAAGAAGAACGTCTACAAATTATTCAGGTGGTCAGATGGCTAGGAGAACTTAATTCAAAGTTAAAAGAGTTGGGGGTAGAAACGGCTACTCTCGTAGGACTATCTGAGGGTTCTGTAGGTAAGGCAAAGTTTCCTAAAATAACTGATGAGATGAAGGCTAGTGAGTATAAGGCGGAACTGCCTGTTCAGACTATACCGTTTGCAGGCGCAGGGCATCTTGGATCTGGGGCTATAAATCCCGCAAGATCTTTTCAACCAACACAGGTAAGGGAAATGCTCGAGGGAACAGCCCCTAGAGTCATGGGTACTCGAGAGCGTTCTCTAATGGAGTCTGGAAATATAAGTTCTAAGCAAGGAAGAGAATTACGTACGGCCTTTGTAGATATGCCGGATGTTACAGAAGATATGATTTTGATATTAAAGTCTGCGGCTAAGAATATGAGTATTTTAAAGACAGAGACACTGGTCTTAAAAGAGGTTACTGAGGGTGTTGTCGAAGGTATGACCCTTACGCATAAGCAGTTTATGGGTAAGGGTTTTAAGGACGAGGACGTTGCCTTTGATTTAAAGGGTACCGCAGCCAAAGTAAAAAGTATTTCTAAGCGTATCGAGGATGGGATAGACGTCTTAGCGGTTACCGTGGAACAGACTATGCCAATGACTACGGGCAGTAAAGTTAATACGCGGGGAGGTATTAAGGGTGTAGTACGTTTAGAAGAGAATCTGGGTAAAGACAAAAGGGGTAGGCCTATAGAAGCAGTGCTGGGGCAGCGGGGGGCGATGAAGCGGCAGAGTATACGAGATTTTAGTGAGGCTATGACTAATGAAATGGCTGATGCGGCTAAAGTTTCTTCTGCTAAAGTAGCTGAGATGATGGAACACGCTATGGTAAAGGCAGGTATGAGCCTTAGTCAAGCAATAGAGAGTGTATCTAAGGAACTAGGACTTAAAGGTTTTACGGGGATGTCTACAGTTAAAGGCGGAGTATTAGGTAGGGGAGCCCCCGAGGGTCGAAGTATAATGGTTGGCGGGGTGCATATCGGCTCTCTTGGTGAGGGTAAGGAAAAGGGAATGCTGATGCAAGAGAAGAGGTTTATATCCTCCTCGGATCGTGCTTCCCTAGTAACTGCTTATGGCGCAGAATCGGCTATGGCTAGGCAACTAGATACACAGCACAAGAAATTAATTGCGACGTATTCTGATTTAATTACAGAGTTACGAGCTTTAGACGGAAGTTTAGATGTAACTAAAGAAGGGTTAAAAGAAGTTCTGCCCGGGGAAATAGCCCCTCTTCCTCACGGTACCCAGCCTCCAGAAGCCTACGCTGGTACACTTTTAGATGCTGAAAAGTATAAGAAGGCTTTTACAATGCCACTTAGAAGTCCAACGGGTACCACTGAGCAATTTAGGGTCCCGGCTATAGGGACACCTGGGGGTAGAGACAAGTTTGAAAAAGATACTACCGGGGCTATAGGGGTTGGGAAACTTACACGCGAACTGGAACACCTTAGAGTTGCGGCGGCTCACCTATCTTTAACGTTAGATGGGTTAGATACAACTAGTAAGGAGAGTTTAGATGAGGCCACTCATCAGATAAACCAAGCCGTTAACGCGCAGGTTGCCAGTATTAGAAAGCTAGCACAAACAAATCCCACAGAGGCAGGTACACAAGCGAAAGTATTTAATGAAAAGATGATGTCCTTAGTACACGGTGAGGGGTCTACAGCCTCTTTGCAATACAAGTTTAAGGGAAAAGTTACAAACTATCCGGAGAAGACGGCAGAATCTTATATAAATAAAAACGAAGACCCTATGCATCGGATGCTTCGTTTGCGGGATGTTCTCGTTAAGCGTCCTGGGCAGGACAAACCTATTGGTGGCTATCAAGCTCTGGCTTCTACTGGTCAACTTTTTGATCCAGAGACGCCAAATAGAGTAGCACGGCTTCAAAAAGCATTAAAACTATTTGGTGTTGAATTATCCGGGGATACAGAGAAGATTGCTGCTGCTTATAAAGCACAACAAGCAGCGCGTGAGAGTTATATTAAGAAGCTTCTTCAAACAGCTGTAGAAGGACCGGGTACGGGTAATGCTAGAAGTCTTTCGGCAGCTAAGCAGGGTTCTACTTCTATTTCCCCTTACGGCAGTGTTGTAAGTTATCCTGCGGAAAGAATGGAAGGCCTGGCCGCGGCAGAAACAGAGTTAAAAAAATTAGGTGCTGCCGGGCAAGACGTGGGGGAATCTTTATCTCTTATAGGAGAAGCTCGGGCTATACAGCCTGAAAAAACAATGAAGCGGGGTGAGATCGGGATGCACACGGGGGATGTGCGTTCCTGGGCGACGTCGGTGTCTAAAGAAACAGGGAGGGGGGTAGCGGAAGAGATGAAGCGTCTTCTTACCGAAGATGTTTCTACTCATAGGTATCCTACTACGGGGTCTGCTAGTTTCGTTTCTGCCAGAATAAAGACTACCGAGGATGAGAGTCTACGTGGTAAATTTGCTGTACCTACGGTACCCACGCTTCTTTCTAAAGAGAAAGAGGAGAAGATGCGTGCACCTCTGGAAGCAGAAAAAGCAAGACTTTTGAACCAGGTTCGCGGAGCAGGGGGAGCGTCATCTCCGGAGGTTCGTAAGAATATACGTGATTTAGAAGTAGCATTAGATGGTCTTCGTTCGAACTTTGCGCACGCATCTCAGAATCTAGATTTGGATGGGGATGCTATAGTTTTGCACGCGGGGCTAACTAAAGAAGTATCTGCCGAGATGTCTAATCTTAGACGAGTACTACAACAAGATTCTTATAGCATTGGGGGAATTTTAGGAAGACTTAGAGATAAATTAGAAGAGTCTATTGTTTCTATAAGTCCTAAAGAGTTAGATGTACGGATGAAGGAAGTTGCTGGGGCTAAAGGAAGAAAGTACGCGGCAGGAGAATTGGGTACTACGTTGCGTCCGAGTCAGGGCCCAGCAGAAGCCGAAGCTTCCCAAAAACTGATTTCTCCTAAACTATCTACGGGGTTAGCTACCTCTAGTTATGTTCAGCTCGAGACATTGACTGCCAAAACTCTGAGAGGGAGTGAGCATTTTGCGTCTGGTCTAACCCATATAATGCTTAATATAAACCAGGCGCTAGCTACAAAGCATGGTGGAGCTGATATAAAACTTTCGGATATGCCTGCTTTTAAATTTCTTGAGCATCTCGGTAAGATGGGGGGTGTAGAAACTATTATTAAAGGTATGGGTAAAGGTGGAGAATTTGAGAAGTTAGGAAAGGAAAATGATGCATTAATGTCTAAGCGCCGAGAATTTTATGAGTCTATGGATCCGGCAAAGTTATCTAAAGTTGTGGGTAAGCCAATTACTACAGGGAAAGGAGGAAATTGGAAAGCCGAGATAGAGAAGCAAGTTCAGAAGGAGTCTTTTCCTACTTTTCTACATAAAATACAGGAAGTATTAATTCAAGAATCAATAAAAGCCCTACAGCGGGGCAAAAGTATGTCGCAGACAGACGCTGAAAAAGAAGTTAGGCGACAGATGTCGGGGCCAAGGGGCTTAAATTTAAATGCGGCAGAGTCTATTCTACACCCAGATGTATATGCTACAAGGAAACGTGGGGTTAGGGCTTCAGAAGCGCTACCGTTAGAGGCACGCCTTAGAAAGACCGTAGAACGATTACCTAACGATACTTTTCAGTTCTCAGATGAGGGTGGAGATGCCGCTGCTAGTAAAATAGCTAAGAGTTTACACGCCGGTCTGACTAAATATATAAATTCTTTTAAAGACAAAATACGAGTACATACTCTGGCAGACTTTGAGGCGCAGTTTCCCCAGATGGCTGGGCAGGGTCCGGCCCCACTGGGTATAACTAAAAAAACTAAACAGGGCGGTGCTATTTCTTTGTCGGCGGAAGGCATACTGGCACCGATAGAGAAGGTTTTTGCTCAATTAGAGCAAATGGGACGGGGAGAATTAGCAGCAACACCTGAATTACTTAATGAGATGTCTGCGGCTATTATGAAGCTTACCGGAACACTTACGCACGAGAATCTTCATGCTTTGATGAACAAGGGTGCCATTGAGCCTCTCGAGGAACTTAAATTAATTTTGAGAGATAGTTCTACGCCGGGTGTAAGGGAGTTACGCTCTAGGTTAGATGAGAAACGTATTGTTAAAGCAAAGGCCGCGGGGGTCGGGCTAATGCGTGATGCCCTGCAGGCCGGGGAAGAAACGGTTGCGCTTACACCGGGGAGTAAGGCCAAAACTAAGGTTTCTGCTAAAGCTCTAAAGAAATTGAATGACATCTATATAGATAGTATGGCACAGGAGGCTTTAGCTCCTGCAGCACAAAAGCCACAGCTTGATAAGTTGTTAAAAGGTTTACCTGATGCACTTCAAGATGCTATACGCCGGATGGGGACCGAGCTTCTAGGTCTTCTTCCGGAAGCGGAAAAGGAAATTTATAATTTTGGTACCCAACTAAGTTCTTCTGTTCTTCAAGGTTTGACCGCCTCTGTGGGGGCTTCACCGGCCGCGGCCAGAAAAGCTGCACAGACCAGGGTCGCTGCACGGATGGTTCATGCTATTCCTCCGCAATACCCAGGTAAAGAGCGTTTGGATGAGATTTTAGAGCGTGGAAACACTATGGAAAGGGCGGTGACGCTGGGTAGAGAAGAACACCGGCTGACTCGTGGACGTGAACTTAAAGGAGGGAAACTCGGTACGGAAGAACCCCAACTTGTGCGGGGCGCAGATAGGGGTGATCAGATGCTCGCCCTTTTGAAACAAGCACAAGGGGCTGTGCCCGGTAAGAGTCCGTACGGTAGTCCTAGAACGTATTCTGCATTTAAAGAGCAAGTGACAAAAGAGCGACGCGTTTATAGTGCGGCTCTCGAGCAGCTTCCAAAATCGCAGGGCGTGAGTCCTTATCTAGAATTAGCTAAACTAGATAAAGAGTTTCAGGCCGCCAGATTAACATACTTATTGAATGAGCGAAGGGTGTTGGTTAAAGCCATACAGACGTTACAGTCAGAAGGAAAGACTGGTTCAACGGAGTTCCAGGTTGCTATTAATGAATTAGAAGCTAAAACTGATCAAATAATTTCAGAAGCTTCTTCCACTTTAGCTAGGTCTGGTAAGGGTACGGGAAGAATAAATTCTATTATCGCCTCTAATAAAGGTATTCCAAATGTTGAGGCACGGGCGGCTGGAGTACAACCCAGACCGGGGTCGGCTTCGGCCATTATTAGTGAAGTTGGTGGGCGTGGGGCGGAAGGCGCACAGTTTAAGGGCATGGCGGGTATGCTCGAGAAAGTTGTAAATGAAGTGGTTGCCGGAAAAGACGCCACGGCCCAGTGGGGAATTATCCTGGCTGAATTAGAAAAACACCCAGAACAGTTTGCAACCCATTTAGCAAAAGTACTGGTAATCATGCGTAAACTTACGGGGCTCGCAGAAACTTTAGATGGTGAGGCCTCGGGAACTGCTGTAGGTTTTAAGAACATTGCCGACTCCGCTGCGGTTCTAGGGCGACAGCTTCCTAAGTTCGGTGCGGTTACGTCCACAGCAGATATAGCGGCATTAAAAGCAAGTACTAAGTCTACTAGGGCAGTTTCTGCTAAAACAGTTGAGGACCCGATAGCTGCGTTTAGAGAACAAAGCCGGGCTTTTGAAGCAAGAGCAAAAGAGGCGGCTATAGAGCGAACACAGGTTCATAAGGCTACGGGGCAAACTAAATTCGAACCCATCTCCGGTCAGATTATCAGTCCTAAGACAGGTGAGACTCTACAGAAACTACAGGCCGCTTTTAAGTTTGATAGGGCCTCCGGTGCTTTTGTGGCGCATATGACCCAGGCCGGAATAGCTACTGATAATTTTGGTAATAAACTTAAAAATGCTCTAATGCGTGTAGGTCAGTGGGGTATGGCTACGGGTATAGTTTACGGAGCAGTTAGAGTTTTCCAGAATTTAGTCACAACCATAACTGAAGTACAGACGGGAATGTTTGAACTCAAGAAGGTTATGGATACTACTATAACTAACTTTGATAAGATGCAAGATGCCGCTGTTGGGATGGCTAAAGAATTTGGGGCACCTATAACCGAAGTCATTAAGGGTATGGAAGTCTATGCGCAACAGGGGCTTAAATCTATTGAGATTATGGACAGAACTCGCGCTACGATGTTAGCTGTAAACGTTACCACACTTACATCTGAAGAAGCTACCAATGCTTTAACTGCTGCCACCAAACAGTTCGGTGATGAGATAGAGAGTAGCGAAACTTTCGTAGATTCATGGGGGTCCGTGGCTGCTAAACACGCGGTTACAGCGAAGGACTTAGCTCAGGCCGTGAGTCGCACCGGTATGGCTGCCAAATCTGCAGGTGTCGGTTTTAATGATTTTATGGGCATGGTTACAGCTATTGGATCAGTTACACGAAAGACTGGTACAGAAGTGGGTACAGCCATGCGTTTCATGTTTAAACAGTTCGGTAGCGTTAAGGCCCAAAAGGCGCTGGGTGCCCAAGGTGTAAGTACTCAGGATATGGTTGGAAATATACGCCCAGCTATGGACGTGCTCGCTGAGTTGGCGGGTAGTTGGGATACATTAAATCGCTCAGAACAGTTAGCTATTGCGCAAGCTATGGCGGGCACTAGACATTATAATGATTTTATTGTTCTTATGAAAAACTTTTCTGAAGTTACTGAGGCGTCTGCAGATTCACAAAATGCTCAAGGTTTTGCTGCGAAGAAGAATGCCCTAGCAATGCAAACTGCGGCTAAGCAGATAGAGGTGTTAAAGCAAACTTTTGCGGGGCTGGGATTAGCCGTGGGTAAATCGATGTTGCCCGCCGGTACCGCGGTTATAAAGACTATATCCGGGATAGCTAACGCGGTTAGTTCCCTTCCAGAGATATTCTTACAGGTATTAGCGGTAGGTGGGACAGCTTTCATAGGAATAAATAAACTTGGCTGGATAGCCATGAATACTTTTAGGGATATTGGGGGAGTTGCTTCTGAGGCAGGGCCCAAGCTTGGTAAATTCAGTTCTATGTTGAAAAGTGTTGCTATGGCCCCAGTTAGTGCAGGTAGGGGATTATTTGGAGGTCTAAGTAAGGTAGGGGACGTTGGTGCGGGGTTACAGGGGGCGGGTCTTCTAACACAGGTATTGGATAAGCCAGCAAAAAGTATTCGTACGTTCATGGCGGATGTTCAGGGGGCCGCAGCGGTCAATGCGAAGTTTGGAAACAGTTTGACAGGGATGGCGCGTGGACTAGAGGTTGCTAGTGCAGCTTGGATGGCTTTTGGTAAGACTATAATGATCACTACGGGTATAGGCGTAGTGGTCGCGGCTCTAGGTTTATTGATTCATGCATATAATAAACTTAATATAACAGGTAAAGAAGTTGAGGCTGGTTCTGAGGATCAAGTTGGTCAAAGTTTAGATTTGGCTAGTCAGTATGCTTCCCAGGCATCTAAGGTAAACACACTAGCGGCCTCGTATGATAGATATAAAAAGTCAGTTTCCAATTTAGCGTCTGGCACTAATCTAAGGGAGCAGTTAGAATCTGGAACTTATGTAGGACCCGCTAAGGCGGGGCAAGACTATCAAAAAACTTACCAAAAAATTGCTGAGGCTACGGCGGTATTTGATCCTAGCAGTATCGAAGGTCTTTCTGAGACCGGTGATTATATTATGCACATAGATGAAGGATTTAAGAACGTAGCTAATTCTGCTGCGGACGCACAACGTTCTATCGCTGCGGCGTTGCAAATAAAAACAATAACCGCGTATTCTAATGAGTTAACTAAGGCAAAAGGGGCTTGGAATATTTTTAAGAGTTTACCGTCTAAGGTACTAGGCATTGGTAAGGAATACTCGCTGGCCGGTGATCTAAAAGCATCGCAAGATAGATTGAGAGCGATAGGAGAAGCTAGAAAGAAGTTGGCGGATAGCGGCCAGTCTTCTCTGGGGCTTCAGATGCAGAGTAACGAGGCGGTAGCGGAGGAAGTCCAGCTGCGTGGGGAGGCTTTAGCTATTGGTCTTCAGATGAAGCGGGTACTTGAAGAAATGCCAGTATTAAAGGATACTTCGGCGCAGGCGGCCCTTCTTAGTAATCCGGAGTTGACCACCGGTATAGGGGCGGGGGCGGCCACAGGGGCTTTTGGTAAGGGGGCCACCTTAGGATCGGTAGAGTTTAAAGAAATGGCTAAGTCTTATGGACTAGGGGGTACTGTTGATTATACCACGGGCACCAACCCGGCTCTTGTTAGTAATGCTATGATCGCAAAAGGGGTATTGCCCGAAAGTCCGAAGACGGCCGGTCCTCTTAAATCTGGAGATATTGGAATACTTACAAATAAAGCAGCGGCTTCTCTTTTAGGCCTGTCTAAAGAAATGGAAACTTTTGAGAAACAGCCTCGGGAAATGCAAGAGAGTATTCGTTCTGCCAGAAATGGTTTTATGGAGTTAGATAAGGAAACCGGAGCATTAACATTTAGATTCTTTAACTCTGTTACTAAATCTTGGCAAGAAGCATCTGCGGACGCCGGATCTGCTGTCAGCGACGGTCTTATGGCTATTTTTCCGAAAGAAAAAATTATAGAAGAATCTGAGAAGACCAAGAAATTACTTACTACTCAATTTACAGGGGTATTAGCAGGGTTCCATATTCCTCAGGCCGCAGTTAATATAGGTCCTGCTAGAATGCGCGACGTAGCTCCAGAACAAAGAATGCTTACAGACCCCGGTATATCGGCACAGGTAGAAAGACTTTCTAGAGTGCAGGCGGAGTGGGCCGAAGCTGCTAAGAAATTTAATGAAGATTTAGATGATTCAAACCCTGCCGAGGCCATGGCCGGCTTTGGAAAAGGCAGTCAACAGTTAACTATTATGTTAGATGCTGATAGAGAAAGCATGGTTAAACTTATGAAAGAAGGCTTTCAACTATCTTATATAGCGCATCTTACGCAAGCGATGTACGAATTGCAGACTGTTATGGAAAAGACATCGGATGCCGTCAAGGACGCCGCTTTAGAAGAGGAGGTTCGCTTTAAGACTCTTACCCATACGAGCGGGGCTTTATCCGGGTTGTCACAGATGCCCAACGTAACCTTGGGCAAGTCTGAAAAAGAACTTACTGGCATGGAGCGGTTACAGAAGGCTCTAGGTCCTAAGTTTTCTCAAGGGGTGAGCAACCTAGCTGTTAGGGAGAAGCAGCGGGAGATTCAAAGTACAGGGCTTGTAGATTTAGAAAAAACAAAACGTTCTATAACCGAGATGGTAAGGGATCTTTCCAAAGGAAATGAAAGACTTAATAAAGAAACGGCGAGCATTCAGGCCGGAAAGGGGATGCTATCTAAGGAGCAACAGACTTTAGTTAAGGCCATAGAAGATTCCGCTAAGATGCCTCTTGAGGAAATGCAGAAGCAAACGTCTGTGCAAGACAATATATTAGCAGAGTTAGGTTTGATTAAAGAAGTATTGGCTGCCAAATCTCCGGAAGAAAAAAAAGCTATTGTCGAGGGTGGTCTTGCTAAGAAAAGTGGTTCGGAACTTATGTCTGCATTAGGAAAAGCAGAAGGTCCGAAAAATCTTGAGAGTACGTTGCAAAGTTTGTTTGGAATAACCAGTGAGAAAAAGGAAGGGGGTTGGGGTCAGAACGACTATCTTAAATTTAGTGCGCCAACTTCGGTAGCCACACCTGGTGTTCCGGAAGCAGAACAAAAAACTATTGATAGACTTAAGAAAGAGTTGGCTGCGGTGCAAAGCCAGCTGTCCCTAGAGGCTAGCAGTACGTTACCTGGAAGCAGTTCGATGATAGCATCGGGTCGAGCTATGCTACAACCAAAAGAATTAGCTATTCAACAAGAACTGCTTGGACAACCTTCTATAGCGGCCGCTGCCAGAAAAGAGGTGGCCACAAAGGTTTCTACTCCTGAATTTGCAAAAAATAAAAAAGATACAGAGCAAGAAACTGCGGTAGAAAATGCTAAGATAGCTAAGGAGCAGGGTATAAAGATTTTGAAAGCATACCTTGACGCTCACAAAGAGTTGACGGGTGGTATGCAAGAAGGTACCGCGGAGATGACGCGAGTAGCAGAATCTTTGCGATTAGGGGCGGCTATACAGGAGTTCTCAACTAAGATTCAAGAGACTATTGATGCTTTTAAACAGGCACAGGAACTAGATCCTAACACATTAAAAGAGAGTATTTTAAAGGCCGGCGAACATTTCTCTGATTTAGAAGGTCCGTTCGCGCGTGTAGGTCAGCCTGGTTTTAGAACCCAATTCGAAAATAAGCGTTTAGATCTCGATAAAGAATATGATACGGGTCGTCCACATTCTAAAGCTGATATGGATGCCCACGAGAAAGCCAAAAAGCAGATAGACTTTGATGAAGAAGAAGCTAAGATAACAGAAAAGCAAGCTATACAAACTTCTAAGTTAAAGGACCAACAGGGGCAAGCTGAACAACTGAGAAGTATGATGAAAGATATGCTTGCTAGCGGGAATCTGGGGGCAGGAACAGACGAGGCAAAATTAGCAAAAGACTTTGCTGAAACTCTGGGTAATCAGCTGGTTACGTCTGAAAAAGCGACTAACGTTGGGGGAGAACTTAAGTTCCAAGGAATTCCGGCTTTAGAGGACGCTCAGCGACTAGCTACTAAATTGAAAGGTATTGCTGAGGAAAAAGCTAGTAAAGTTGAGACAACTAAAGCTAGAGATAACCTGGTTAACCCCCTAGTTGCTGGTATTGGTGGGGTTTTGAATAGTGTCGGGGATGTTACTAACGATTGGCTATCACAGATTTCTACTAATACAGCCGCATCTGCGGCATCCGCAGCCTCTGCCGCAGCTGCCGCAGGACCTGCAGGTCCTGGGTCCTCAAGCCAGGGGGGCATCGGTACGGAGACAGGTAGTATTTTAGGTACTAGTCGAATGGTACGGGGCGTTGACGCGAACGGTAATCCTACCTTTAGCGACCGGGGGCCTTCTACCTCAGCGATCTCTACCCCCACGCCTTCTCCAACTACCTCTACTCCGCTTACCCGCGCTCAACTAGACGCCATATCTTCCGGGTTTGGTAAGACTCCTCCTAATATGACCGCTATGCCTTCTGCTCCCAACATGGAAGATATGCAAATTTGGAAACCTCAAACGGCAAGTAGAACTAACATGAACCTGGCTAAGGAAGCGGAGGCTAGAGCTACTTTTGGAAACGCAACAGCTTCTCCCTCGTCCATTGTAACTACAAAGGATGCTGGTGGGCAACTAAATGCCGCGGGGTCTACCAGACAGGCCGATGCAACTTTGAATGCGCCTACAACCACTCCGACGGCCGTAGCCCCAGATACTCAAGCGTTAACGCAGGCCCTGGCACAGATAAGTGGTTTGCTATC